CTTGTACGCAACGGGCGGCGGGGAGGCGCACCCTGCCAGCACTGATAGCGCGATCAAGAGCAGTTTGCTTTTGAGTGATTGCATCATTTGCGTCTTTCAATTGGGTTGAGGTTTGATTGAGCTGCTCGCTGAGCTTTTGTTCACGCTCACGAGACTCATTGTTCTTCTGGCTGATCTCGGCTTGCATCTCCAGGTCTCGCTGCACAAAACCGGCATGGTGGCCGTAGAAATATGCAGCTAAAACGGCAGACAGCGCGCCGAGAATAATCCAGGGGTTCCTGATGAGCGCCAGCATCTTCAGCCTCGCTGCTCTGCTCGAGCGTGGGCCAGGGATTCACGTTCATCTTCTGGCTCCAGATGGTCAGCCGGCGTTGTGGGCGGAGGAGGGGGCGTCCAGTTCTCATCGAGCTGGGGGTTTGTCCAACCCATCCAATTCCAATCAGGCATCGCGTTGCTTGCCTGCGCGGCTGGTTGCTGCGCAACCGCCACTACGGCCGCAACCGGCGCTGCCACAGGAGCACAACTAGGACTAGGAGGTGGTGTCGGGGTAAGCGTTGAGCTCACCTTGTTGGAGATCATCTCCGATGCCTTCTTGGCCACACGCATGCCGATGAGGGTAGTGATAGAACCCGTCATCAACAGCACGATGTCGTTCAACATCTTGGTGTAGGCCATGTCGATCGGAGCCATCGTCTTCAACGGTTGCTGCACGAACGTCACGGAATACAGCATGGCAAAGACCAAGCCACCGAAGACCAACATCACGATGCCGACCACGAAGGCCCACACCATGACTTCACAAAAAGCGATCAGCTCTTCAGTTGTTTGGAAGAGGGCTCGACGCGGGGGTTGCAGGTTGTTCAATTTTCTTCTCCAGGACAGGTGCTACAAGATACTCAGGACAGTCCTGGGTAAACAAGCAATCGGGTTTTTGGCAGCGCTTAGCGCTGAAGTTTTTAGGATCCTGACAGAAATACCGGTAACGATCTTCACAGCCCGTTATCAGTACCATCAGCAGGGCGAGGTACAACAGTTTTTTCATTCTTACCTTTCATCAATAACTCATCAATCTCCCGGCGTAGTTTCCGAAGCTCTTTGGCTTCGGATTTTATTTCGGCCTTCATCCACTTGGTTTCGATGTAGGCCAAAAACGATGTGACTACAAAAACGACGATGGCAACGTATATGAGGACTCGACCCAAAAGCGCGAGCGTGCCGAGTGCTGGATGCGCAGATCCCACATTATTCCCAGCACCACCATTGACAGTATTGCCGTAGCCACTGCCTGCACCCAAATTTCTATTCTGTGGTTTCTGCGTTGCCATTGCCTAGCTTCCTCATCCCGTTGCTGTTTCTTTTTAACAGCTCTGGCGAACTCTTGTTCTTCCAGAATCTGTTCATACATCGCCAAGAAACGGCTGTAGATGTCACGCAGCTCGCGTGGTGCATACACCATTGCTTCTCTGATTTGCACCGTCATGTTCTCGAGCTGAAGCTCGATCTCCACACGATCGATTGCACTGTCTTCGATTGTCGTCGTAGTTTTAGAGATTTCCTCTAGCTCCCGACAATAGGCCGTGAGATTCCGACGAATCTCAAAGAAGGTCTTGAGCTGCTCGCAGACCTGGTGAATCGCCTGGGTCTGATATTCCTCGTAGCTGAGCTCAGGCTCTTTATGCTTGGTCTTCTTAACCGGCTGAGCTACGGGTGCAGGAGCTGCAGGCTTGGGAGTGTCAGCAACAGGTTGCTGGATCTCGACCTTCTTAGCCGGCGCTGGAGCAGCTCCAAATAAACCAAGAAGCCACGACCATAGGCTCGTGACTTCTTTGTAGATGGCTTTGGCATCGCCAATGCCTTGCTCGACTGTCTTCTTGAGCTTGCCTATCTCAGCCTTGCCCTCGGAGAGCATCTCGCAGCCTTTCCTGACAGCTGCAACAGCTGCCTGCGCGGCCATGAGTAGGCTGATGGGGTCCACATCAATGCGGGCCGATACCTAGCTTTGCTTGGGCACCTAGCCACAACAAACCAATGGCAATCACCAAGGCACCGAGAACACCCTTCTTGATGATCTCTTTCTTGAGATCAGTCCAGAAGGCTTCTTGCGCTTCAGCAGCTTTGATCAAGCTCTCGTGGTATTTGCGATGGCCGTCGTAATCGACTTCACCATCTTCGCCTTTTGGAAAAGCACTACGCATGTGCTTGATTTCCAGCAGGATCAAATCGAGCTTGTGCTCGATCGTCAGTTCATCAGGGGTTTCTCGCTGTGAGCCTTGGTCATCGGTGAACATTTACTGCTTTCAGGGTTTTGGGTATTTGTCTTTTACCGCTTGGCATGCAGCGATGTATGCGTCGATTTGTGCTTGGTCGCCCTTCACCACGCCGTCTAGGTAGTCGGTGATTGGCGGGTATTCGGCGGCACGTTTATCCTTGTATTCAAACGAAGCCGCAAGCGCTTCTGCGGCTGCCAAGTCGAACTCAACTTCATTGTCGTTGATGTCAAAAGCCACACCGTCGCGCACATACGCGATATGTGGGTTTAGCTTAAATATTGCGTCTCCGAGAATCATGCGGCCACCTCAAGCAATGTAATTGACGACGGACTTTGCGCGTTTCCGTACTGAAACCACGCATTCCCAGTATTTGCCCAGCACGACACGCGAACCTTGTATGTGAGCGCAGCTACGCTCGCGGGGCTGTCTAAAAATACTTTACCGGTGTAACCATGAATACGGTTTGAAATGCCTGTGTACGAAGACGTAAAACCGTTTTCACCTGTAATATCGACTCCGTTACGCATGAGCTTGTTACCAGTTCCCTGAGCGCCCGTCGCATCATGGAAATGAGACTGCTGCACCAACACCAAAACTTTGCTTGATGTAGATGAAGGCGTAATAGTTGCCTGTGTGCCAGAGTCATACCAAGTGTTGTAATTCGCTGAGTTAAGAATTAACTCAGTTGTATTTACCGCAGACACAACCTGCAATATTGCACCGGGCGTCAAAGACGTTACGTTACGGCCAACTTTCTTATCGTAGCCGCCAGTTGGCTTTGTTGACTGTGTTGTGTCGGAGTAGATGTTTGTGATGATTCCGAGATTGCCATACGCAAGCGCCAACACCCGCGAGTACGGCTGCACTTGAATCCACAAATCCCAAATGAAATCCGTAGCGCCTTTTACGGCGTAGCACGCTGTCACCAATGGGAACGTGGAACTGCTGTTGACCACGTTGGTCATTAAGTTGTTAGCGCTAGCGTCGTTGCCAATCGTGATGTAGATTGCAGATCCACCAGCAATGTTGTCGTCACCGGCAGAGAATCCGTTTGAACCAGTAAGCTGAATTGTCAAACGATCGTTCTGGCTACCAGATACGGTACAGAGCTTGACCCAAGTAGAAGTGCCACCGACCAGGTTTAGCGCAGTCCATTCGCGAACGCCTGCAGCCCCCACAGCCAAACCAGCAGCAGGTATCTTGCCATCAGAACCAACCAAGGCTCCGAGCTTTGCTAAATATCGTGAGAGGCCCATGGCTTACTCCTGTTGAGCAGCTGCCATGGCTTCGCGTTCAGCGGCCACACGTGCTTGTTCTGCTTGATAGGCAGCGATGACTTCGGGTGTGTGAACAGCTGCACAAATTGCCAATACCTTGGCATCCATGTCTTGCGCGGCTTCACCTGGGGCTACTACGAAGCGATGGAAGTTCTGAGCAATGATTTCGCCATCACGAAGAACGCGCAGTGCTTCGCGCACTTGTACGTTGCCGTTTTCTAGCACTTCGATTTTGTCGATGACTTTGGTTTCTGAGATAGACATATTTGTTCCTTATGTACGGTAAGTAAGTGAACCGATGATGTGAGTTCCATTCTGGACATGCGAAGGGGATAAATACGAAGTGCTGCCAGCACCGCCAGCAACATATGTCAACACAAACCCAGACGCGCCGGGGTCAACGTAACACCCCACCGAAGCAGGAGTAACCGTAAGCAGACCCGCCCAGTACCCAATACTTCCGCCAGTCCATGTATATCCAGTCGCTCCGAATGGGAGGCCGCCAACAAATATGAGTCCAGTACCGGTATGTGTTGATGAACAATTAATAGAAAACCCGACAGTTACCAAATTCCCCACTTTGGTATACGTGCCCTTATTGTTTACTGTATTGTATGTACCAGTGCCAGTTGTGCTCGAACCATAAAGATATGGCGTCCAAGTACCTACTTCATAATCGTCAAGCACTTCGCTTGTCGCGCCACTAGCATTTGCACTGGCAGAAAAGTCAATGCCTTTGCCTGCTGGAAGCGCAATACCACCACTGTTAAATATTGCATAAACCGTTGAGCCATCAACACTACGGACCTCACTTGTAGTGGCATCTAGAAACGCTCGGTAATCCCGAGTCAATTCAAGGTTTGCACCAGAACCAGATGTACCACCACCTTGCAACACAAGCGTGGTGTCTGTACCAGAAGCAAAACCAATGACACGGTTGCTACCGGCATTGGGTGCCATGATCAAGTTGCCATTGACCAGCGGTGCAAACTTGGCATCAGCTTCAGACTTCAAGTAGCCATCGCTCAAACCACGAGGCAACCAAGTCTTGATCTTGACCGTGTCACCGACTGCCGCAGCAGTACCCAACGTGACGGTCACACCATCAGGAGCTGTGAAGTCAGTAGTGTCAATCTCGACACCGTTGATGAGCACATCTACATAGCCTTTGATGTAGCCAGAGATGGGTACAAAAGCAGATTTAGGAGATCCAGTGATGACTTCTTCCAGCACCACTCGCTGGGAAGAGACGCCTGGGGTATTGCCGATGTAGCTCATGGATTACTCCTGAACAGCTTGCTCGGCTGCGGCTTGTTCAGCAGCTTTTGCTGCTTCGTATTCAGCCATCACTTGAGCAGCGGATTTAATGTCAGTTGCAAGCACCAAGTCTTCTCGACTACCAGTGATAGCTTCACCTGCGTCTAGTTTAGCTTTAACAATTTCTGCAACGATCTCGTCAATGGCGGCATTACAACGAACATTGACGACGTTCTGAATCCAAAATTCAGGAGATACAGCAACATGGGCTAACGCTTTTTCTTGCGCATCTGAAATGGTGATCGTGTAAGTTTTCATTGTTTTTCCTTTACGCAATTAGAAAGCCAGACCAGCCGCTGTTATCCAGCGTTACTGTTGTAGGGCCGCTTGCCCAGTCCATAGCTAAGTTAACCGTGTCGCCTTGAGCCAACGGCAAATTAATTGAACTATTCCAACTAGCATACGCCGCACCATTGATAAAAGTACCAAGAATTGCATCGCCCACAATAAATTCAACATGCGCTCCGTTCTTCATGAATCGCGCACGAAAGTACCCACTAAAAGTAGGCACGTTATTTAAACGAACAGTGCCTGAAAAATGGTAATAGCCCGCAACCGGTGCAGTAAACAGCCCAGTAGTTGGGTCATAAAGCGACATTGGGTCATATTCGGAACCCGCCATTTTTAAAACAGCACCTCCAGCGTATGAGCCACCACTTCCAGCAATAGAAAAACGTGGTTGATACGGTTTCAACACATGCCCTGCACTGTTAATTTGCATACCCTTGACGATACCAGTACCGTTAGGGCCAAGCGTTGAGATACCGGCTCCAATGTTTACACCACCGTTATTCTGACCATTAAACTCAACATAACCCATCCAACTTGAGTCGACTTTAGCTTGCAAGCGCAAGCCAACAGTTGTCCAGTTGTTGCCTGCAGCAGCACGCACAGCCATTGCATAAAGCGAATCAGCATTACTACCATCGCTTAACGAAATCTGGTCAAAGATTTGTTGATCACCAGCAGTTGCACCGAGAGTTGAAATAGATTTATTCAACGTCCCGGTCATAGTGTCACCAGCTTTATTGACTGGCGTGTAACCAAGGTGCCCAACCACTGCGCCGGGAGCAAGGTTTCCGGCAGCAATCAGGCCCTGATAAGGAGCATTGCCGATCATTCCCATGGTCGGCTCCTTAGCTCAAGTACGAGACAACAGCATCAGCAGAGTTGCTGGCGCTTGCATAGGCAGTGACGGTGTCACCTTCTTCGAGCACAACCTTTTGGTCACCACCCACAATGACAATGGCTCCACCAGGGAGCACCGTGGCATCTTTGACCAGGAACGCTGAGGTACCCCCGTTCTTGTTGAGCTTGGCTGACACCGTGATGGCTGTGCTGACCGTGTTGGCCAGTGAGAGCCCAATCAAGGTCGCTGTAGCGCCGCTACCCACCGTAGGGGTGATAGCAGTTGGGCTACCTGAGGTGCCCACGTTGGGGGTTGCTTTTGATTTGAAAGCCATGATGAATCCTTAGCCGAGAGCAATCGCCATCGCAATGGCAGCTGACGTTGCTGCAGCATCGGCTTCAGCCTTGCTGTAGACACCCAAATTGGTACGTGAAGTCGGAACATCAGCAAGATCGCCTAGGTTCGACGCCTTGGCCATCTTGTCTGCGTTCAGGTTTGCAAAGTTCGCATCCACCTCATCGTTCGTGAGGGGAGATCCCTTAGTAGCGCGTGAGGTGATGTCGCTCATTTGCAGCCTCTATCTGTCGATTAAGCGGCAGCAATCGTGATCACCCAAGTGATCACCATGGTGTCGTCAGAAGCCTTGTTCACCACTGGGAACACAGTGCGGCAAAGCATGTCACCACCGGTACCGGCGTTGAAGATGCCCGCTTCAGTTACAGCACCTGTGCCGTCACCAGCTTCAAACGAAGCCACATACGAAATTTTCTCGCTGTTGTCACCGGTGATGGTTGAGCTGTCCAGCGCTTCGCGTGAACCCAGCAAGGTCACGAGATCCGTCTGGCCGCCTGCCGTTGCAGTGGTACCGGAACCCAAAGCCATGTGAGACATGACGTTCTTGGCAGTGCCAGCCATCCGGCTGATGATGAATGCCAAGCCAGAGTTCACCACGAGGTTCTTGACTTCGCGGGTGTCTTTGACGTTGCCGTCTTTGTCTTTCAGGACGATGCTCAGCTCGCCAGAGAGTTTGATGTTGTCTTGGATTTTGGACATGGTGTTTCCTTGGTTAGAAAGTTTGGGAAGCCCCGACATAGTCTTCGGCAAAGTAGGAGAACTCACAGTACCCCTGGCTTCGAAGAGAACCGCTATCGGTAATAGTGGTGGAGTCTTGTTTCACCAAACCAGTTCCAAGCGATGGTTGATCGGTGACAGCAAACTGATCCGTGATTGGGGCTTTGCTTAAACCCTTCGAGATCTGTTCACCGATTATAGGTACGTCGGACAGGGGCTTTGCCAGATCAAACGACAAATGGTCTGCCGCTGCAGCTGTGTCATCGAATGCCCGGGTGTAATTGACCAGCCGGTAAAAGAGATCCGTAAAGCCAACGACATCAGTCACACCCTTGTTGAACAGCATGGTTTGGTCATCATTGACCGAAGCCACACCGTCAAAGTCATCGGTGACTGTGATCTGGTCATAGATCGTTTTGGTCAGTGCCTTGGCACTGGATTCCAAGACCCCGACTGCATCTGCCAAAGGCTTGGCAACGTCCAAAGCCACCTGTTCAGCTGCCCCAGCGGTGTCAGTCAAGACCTTGCCAAACTCGATGACCTGGTCATCGGTAAAGCCAGCTGACTCAGTCAAGGCCTTGTAGAAGGCAATGACTGCGTCTTCCATGACACTGTACTGGTCAGCCACTGGCTTGGCCAAGAAAGCTGAGTAGTGGTCAGAAGCTGCGGCTTGGTCGGACAGGTTCTTGAAGAACTCGAAGATCTGAACGTCCGTCAGCCCAGCGTTATTGCGCAGGTTCTTGTGGAACTCCAGCGCAATGGCTTCAGCCACAGACGCGTTGTCAGTCTTGGTCTTGAAGAAGTTGATGAACATCTCGCTGACAATGCCAGCGCCGTCAATCACACTGATTGGGTCTAGCTTGTTGAAGCGGATGATCCACTGGCCGATCTCATAAGCCAGGTGGATGGACTGAATCTGAACTGCAGCAACCGTGCTTTGTGCCTGAGCAGAAAGAGACATTCCCAGCCGCGCGGACGCAACTGAGATGGCTTGAGCTACCGCAGTGAGCTTCATGCAAAGTCCTTGCGGACCTTGAATTTGAGGAGCTCGTAGATGGTTTCGCGCTGGCCATCACCTTTGATGACCTCGATCTCACCTTCGTAGTCACCCTCTTCCACGTCCAAGTCACCGGCTTCCCACTCGAGGTAGCAGATGCCGGTGGTGTCCGTGTCCGGGTTGATGTAGGCAGCACGGGAGAAGATCACCGTGTCCGAGCCAACTGCCCGAAAGTGCAGCGTGACGGTAGCGCTGGTCAAGTCAATCGGGGCTCCCGTGACTTGATTGGTGAGGGTCAGCTTGATTTGCGGCCCAGTGTCACCCTGAACCAGTTTGATTTTGTTGCTCATAGCAGTACTCCGACGAGGAATTGGGTCGGAAGTTCCTGCTATTCAGTCATCCGGTATGGCCAATATTAGACCATAGATCGTGTGTTTTACCCTTGACCGTCCGGCACATCTTTGATGCTGCCGTCTTCATCTCGCACGGCATGAATGCAATAAGCCAAGGTTCCTGCTTCAAGTGCCACCAGTTGATGGTCCTTGTCTTTGGCTATCCAGATCATCTGAGGAGCCACAAAGACTTCGGTTTTACCGTCGACCGTGATTTCTACGCTGCCCTTGGCAAGCAAGGTCAAATGGTCAAACTGGTGAACGTGAGTTTCTTTCACGTCGCCGGCGTTCACGAATAACATTTGACGGGCAAAAATATTGCCAGCCATGGCAAGTTTGACTTGTGGAAAGGCCATAAAAATCCTAAAGAACAGCTACTTGAATAGCGTTGAGTGATGGTTTTGCTGGGATGTCTGTCATCGCCAGATCCGGCCAGTGATTGAGTCTGGGCAGATCGCGCAGCTTTTGTCGGTAGATTCTTGCAGCGGTTTGAAACGCCGAATCACCAACGTCTGGTAGCAGCATGAAGTCTGACTCAGCCAAAAGCTTGTTACGGTGATTCTTCCAAAACAGAGTTTTATCGACTACCGAAGCCTTTCCAGACGAGACATATTCATGGCTCAAGCGCTCTACTAAAGCGTCGTCAAGCACAACATATCCTGCCAGGTCTGACATGCCTTTGGTTGAGTACAAGACGGCACCTTCATCTTGCGCAACTTGCGCAATGCCGGAAACAAAGCCAATGATTTCCCCGGACGTCGGGTCGTATTTGATGGTGTTCATTACTGCCCAATGATTGTTAGTGAGTATGCGCCAGCATAACCCGCACGACCCGGAATACCGCCTGCACCTCCAGCACCTGCGGCTCCCACAACTACGGTAATGTACCCACCAAGAGGAATAGTAATAGTACGACTATCGTAACCACCTACTGAGCCGTTCTGACCCATTTCACCCAAGTACCACTCATATCCACTTCCTCCAGCAGCACCGTCTTCGGCTCTGATAATAACGGGAGAGCGAAGAATAATGAATGGAGGCTCAGGCTGGTTGAAAATCTTAACTGTCGAGCCGCCAGCTCCCCCTAGCGTTGTGTAAGTCGCAATATGCGCCCCAGCTGCGTTATAAACGTAGGCAATACTGTTGCCACCTGCGCCGCCAGCCGTGTGTGCTTGTGGATACGCGTTAACGTTTCCTGTACCACCTCCTCCACCGCCAACCATTTTCAAGTTAAAAGAAGTGAATAGGCCGGTGTTGTTTGTATAGCTGAACGTTCCAGAGATGCCTGAAGACCCAACTACAGAACCAGGTTGAGTAACCGAAACTGATTGGCCGGCAACTTGCAGTCCATCAGTAGCAGAGTACCGAAACAACCCGTTAGGGCCTCCAATGGCAACGCCTGCAACACCTGCAGAATCTACTCCAATCCAAAAGCCTGCGTTGGCAACGTCTGCCACCGATGTTTTACCAAATCGGATATAGGTAGCCGTGTTTGGATCACGCTGCATAGTGATCTGACCCACCTTCTGCGTGATCGAAGATAGGTTGTTGATCGTAGCCGTGTTGATCTTGGCAAAATCAATCGTGGCATTCTGAATCACTGCTTGGTTGATAAAGACTTCATTGTTTTGAATGATGAAGGGCTTTTTCTTGTTGGCTGCAGTGCGGCCTACCCAGAATGTGTCGACGTCAAAGCCTGCTTCGACACTGGTCCCATTGTTGGCTAGACCAAAGCCACCCACCAAGCCATTGACGGTCAGCTTGGCCGTGTACATAGCACTCACGTCACCTGTGACCGAGTCGATGCTGGCTTGCAGTGATGTCTGCGCCGTGGCCAGGTTCTCCTCTGTTGCCACAGCCAAGGTGTTGATCGAGCTGGCAAACGCCTGCTCGGCGCTCTGGCGAGCTGTTACCTCATTGGTGATGAGCACAAACGACTCTTCGAGGTCAGATTGCACCAGCGCAATGGCATTTCGAATAGACACTTGCTCGGCAGACAGCAAGCCATTTACTGATTCCTGAGCGACTTGGTACAGATCAGCTTTGTCGACTTGAGTCTTCATCTCAACCGACAACATGCTGTAGTCGATCTGAGCCGTCAGGTTCTCGATGATCTGGTCAATGGTCTGGCGAGGCACTGCAGCAGCTGGTCCATATGGTGCTGATTCGGTGCCATTGATCGACACAAACACCACCCAGTAATACTGAGTCGCCCCAAGACCGGTAGTCCAATCAAAACGGTCGAAGAATCGATCGCCTCCTGTATTTGCCACCAGCAAAGCCGCATTGAAGCTATTGACGTAGCTGCGAAAAACTTTGGTAAAAGCCACGGCAAACGGATTGGTTGCGGGCATGTTCCAAGAAACTTCAACCCCACCAAAAGCCGGCGATGCGGTAACGATTGCAGTGCCGCTCGGATCCCCGGGTAGGATCACCGTCCCGATGCCGGTACCGCAGGTATTGTCAGAACAAGTCATCAAGACACTCCAAGGCGAAAGCCTTCCCGATTTCCCTTAAACCAACCAAGAAAGAAACCATGAAAGCAGAATATTTAGCCCATTATCTCACCGACCGCGACGTTGCCAATTACGCTCGTCAGTCGTTTGCTACCTTGGCAGACAACTTCAGTGAAGAACAAAACAACAACCTGGTCCGATTCCTAGCACGCGGCATGGCCAGCGGGGACTGGGAAAAGTTACTTCAAGAAATCATGGGTACCGACAACAAAGACCGTGACCGAGTACATCAATTGGCCACCTACATGCGCAAGATTCCTGAGCATTGGGTGCCCTTCGGTCACCCGCACATCACCTTGCGCATGAATGCCCCGATCCCAATCCGAGTCCAGTGCTTCAAGCACAAGGTCGGTTTTGTGGAATCGGAAGAGTCCCGCCGCTACATTTCAAGCCGCCCCGAAATTTACGTGCCAGACCACATCCGTGAGGCTGCAGCTTCCGTCAAGCAGGGTTCTGCCGGCGTGCACCCCAACAACGCCTACTGGATTTCTCGCTACTGGTCTGAGTGCAGTCACATGATCGACCTCTATGAGGAAGCCATCAAGGACGGTGTGTGCCCAGAGCAAGCCCGCTTCATGTTGCCGCAGGGTTGTGAGGTCAACTGGGTGTGGACTGGCTCGCTTTATGCGTTTGCCAATGCCTACAACCAGCGCTCAGACAGCCATGCGCAGAAAGAAGTACAAGATTTGTTTGCGCAAGTAGACCAAATCATTAGCCCCCTATTCCCAGTGAGTTGGTCGGCTTTGACACAAGGTGCGTACTAACAGCGAAAGCCGCTAAACTCAGCATCCCCCTCCAAACAGGGCCAAAGCTCCCGGGTAATTCCTGGGGGAGTTTTGGCTCTTTTTTTGTCCAGGAATATGAAAGCGCTTCCATACATGCAGACAGAAAAACAACTACCCACCCCGCTACAGGAATACGTGCACAAGAGCCGCTACGCGCGCTGGATCGACAAAGAGCAGCGTCGTGAGACCTGGCCTGAGACCGTCCAACGCTACGTGGATTACTTCAGCAACAAGTTCCCGCACTACCCAAGCCAGCAGATCTACGACGCCATCGTGGACCTGAAAACCATGCCCTCCATGCGTGCGCTCATGACCGCAGGCCCTGCGCTTGAGCGTGACCCCATGGCTGGCTACAACTGCAGCTTTACGGCCGTAGACGACGTCCGAGCCTTCGACGACATCCTGTACATCCTGATGTGCGGTACCGGTGCAGGCTTCTCGGTGGAGCGTCAGTTCATCACCAAGCTGCCCATCGTTGGCATCGAAGTGACTTTCAACAGCGAAGGCAAACCCGTGGTGGGCTGCGTCGACAAGCTGACCCCCATCGACGTGACGATTGAAGTGCGTGACTCCAAAGGTGGCTGGGCCATGGCTCTTCGCCAACTTTTGAATCACCTCTACGCCGGTCACATCCCCAAGTGGGACATGAGCAAAGTCCGCCCTGCCGGCGAAAAGCTCAAGACCTTCGGCGGCCGAGCCAGTGGTCCTCAGCCCTTGATCGATCTGTTCACGTTCTCCGTGGACCTCTTCAAAGGTGCCGTGGGCCGCAAGCTCACTTCCATCGAATGCCATGACCTGGTCTGCAAGATTGCTGACATCGTGGTTGTAGGCGGTGTTCGCCGCTCTGCATTGATCTCGTTGAGCAACCTCAGCGATGACCGCATGCGTGGTGCCAAGAACGGTCAGTGGTGGGTCATCGATCCACAGCGCGCCTTGGCCAACAACTCAGCTGCCTACACCGAGCGCCCAGGCATGGAGCTCTTCATGAAGGAATGGCTGAGCCTGATCGAATCCAAGTCTGGTGAGCGCGGCATCTTCAACCGCCAAGCTGCCATCAACAAGGCTATCGAATCAGGACGCCGTGATCACACCAAGATTGTCGGCACCAATCCCTGTGCAGAGATTACCTTGCGTTCAGCCGGCGTGTGCAACTTGTCCGAAGTTGTCATCCGCAAGGAAGACACCTTGGCCGATCTGCTCTACAAAGTTGAGATGGCCACCATCATTGGTACCTACCAAGCGATGTTGACCAACTTCCGTCACGTTCGTTCGATCTGGAAGAAAAACCAGGAAGAAGAACGCCTGCTTGGTGTGAGCTTGACCGGCATCATGGATCACCCAGTGCTGAGCCAAACAGACCGCGTTGCCATTGACTGGCTGCGCGCAATGAAAGCCAAAGCCATTGAAGTGAACAAGGTGTGGGCCGACAAGCTTGGCATCAACCAAGCCGCAGCGATCACCACGGTCAAGCCATCAGGCACTGTGTCTCAGTTGGTGGATTCAGCCTCTGGCATTCACCCACGCTACTCCGAGTACTACATCCGCACCGTCCGTGCCGACAAGAAAGACCCGCTTGCGCAACTCATGCGTGAGCAGGGCTTCCCAGTCGAAGACGATGTGATGAAGCCACACAGCACTGACGTGTTTGCATTCCCTGTGCAAGCACCCAGCCATGCAGTCTTCCGCAATGACCGCACTGCTCTTGAGCAGCTCGAGCATTACCTGATGCTGCAAGAAGAGTGGACGGAGCACAACGTGTCGATCACGGTCTACGTGAAAGACCACGAGTGGATGGGTGTGGGTGACTGGGTCTACCGACACTTCGACCGCATTGCCGGCGTGAGCTTCTTGCCTCATAGCGATCACAGCTACAAGCAAGCGCCCTACACCGAGTGCACCAAGGAAGAGTACGAAGCATTGCTTGCACGCATGCCTCAGTTCGATTGGCAAGCACTGGCTACGTTTGAACAAGACGACAGCACAGTGAACACCAAAGAACTGGCTTGCACTGCCGGCGTCTGCGAAATCCTCTAAGACGTGCAGACCCCTCCGGGGTCTCTTCGAAGAGCCACGAATCCCGTGGCTCTTTTCTTTCCCCAGCCGAGGAACCTATGACTCTAAAACTAGAACCCCGACGATGCAAAGCCATGAACTGCAGCACGATTGTGAGAGACAACGGCGAGTTCTGCCCATCTTGCTCTGAAAGCATCAGCCAACGACTCCAAAAGCCAGCGTCGTTATCCATTGCCGACAAGTACCCCCAGTACTACAAGAAGACCCAAGGTCTCACCGAAATCGACGTCTATGCCGTGCATCACCTGTTCGACATCCAAGACCCGTCGGGCTGCATTCAGCATGCCAGCAAAAAGCTGCTGCTCGCCGGCGTGCGCACCGGTGGCAAGTCACCCATCAAAGACATCACCGAAGCCCGCGATACGTTGAACCGTTGGCTCGAGCTGAACCAAACCCTGTAACCCCCCAAGCGGGTTCCTCCCGCTTTTTCGATCAATTAACCAAGGACCAGTATGTCTGCTCTCTATGCCAACGTCTCGGAGGTGCCACTCGCACTTGCCGTTTTCCTCGCCAGTGATTTCTACGATCACGACGATGATCCCCACACGATCAGTGCGACCACATTGCTCAAGCCGCTTCGCCAAATCATCTTGGCAGCGCGCGTGCCCCCAGGCGATGGCTTAGTCAACCTGGCCGACATGATGAGCAGCCGTATGGGTAACGCCATTCACGACGGCATCGAGAAGGCTTGGACCACCAACTACAAAGCGGCCATGGCAGCGCTGGGCCTGCCCCAACGCGTCATTGACCGCATCCGCATCAACCCCAAACCAGAAGAGCTCACCGAAGACATCCTGCCGATTTACCTCGAGCAGCGTCTGAAGCGCCAGCTCGGCAAGTGGACGATCAGCGGCAAGTTTGACTTCGTCGGCGAAGGCCGTGTGCAGGACTTCAAGTCCACCGGCACCTTCACCTACAAGAAGCAAACCAACGCTGAGAAGTACACGCAGCAGGGCAGCATCTATCGCTGGCTTGACCCACAGCTGATTACCCAAAGTGAGATGGACATCCATTACATCTTCACCGACTGGAAACCCAGCATGGCCAAGACAGATCCCAGCTACCCACCACGACGCTTTCACAAGCAGAGCTTCCCGCTCATGTCATTGGTGGAGACAGAGAACTTCATCCGCCGCAAGCTCGAGATGATCGAGCAGTACTGGGATGCAGACGAAGACGACATCCCACTGTGTGATGACTCCGAGTTGTGGCGCTCAGAACCCCAGTTCAAGTACTACAAGAATCCGCTCAAGACGGCTCGCAGCACAAAGAACTTTGAAACCCGACCCGAAGCCATGATCCGCATGGCTGAAGACGGCAATGTCGGCATCGTGAAGGAAGTCCCTGGCCAAGTCACCGCTTGCAAGTACTGCCCCGCATTTGCCGCTTGCTCTCAAAAAGATCAACTCGTCGCCTCAGGCGATCTCATCCTCACCTAAGAAAGGCTCTCATGAAATCCTACGACGAAATGGAGTTCAACCCGACCTCAGAAAAACTTGTCAGCATCCTGTGCAACAAGACCCAGAACAGCAACCCGTTGTTCTTCCGAGTGCTCGTGGGTTACTACTTCAGCCTGGTCGCATCGATGATGCGCACCACCATTGCAACACATGATCGCGGTGACATCCCCGTGAACATGTATGCCCTCAACTTGAGCACATCAGGCTCTGGCAAAGGCTTCTCCACCAACATCATGGAGAACGCCGTCATCAACCAGTTCCGTGGTCGCTTCCTTGAAGAGACCTTCCCGGTGCTGGCAGAACAGAACATGCCCAAGCTTGCTGTCAAGCGAGCCAACCGCAAAAGCTCTGATCCCGATGAAGAACTCGTGCGCGTGCAGAAGGAGTTCGAGTTGCTGGGCCCACTGGTCTTCAGCTTTGACTCTGGTACGCCGGCAGCCGTGAAGCAGATGCGTCACAAGCTGCTGATGGCAGATGCCGGTTCAGTGAACCTGCAGATTGACGAGATCGGCTCCAACCTGGTCAGCAACACGGACGTGCTCAACACGTTCTTGGAGCTCTACGACATGGGCTTGATTAAACAAAAGCTAGTCAAGAACACATCGGAGAACGTGCGCTCGGAAGAAATCCTTGGCCGCACACCGACCAACATGCTGTTGTTCGGCACACCCTCCAAGTTGCTGAACGGTGCAAAGACTGAGGAAGAGCTCTACTCGATGCTCGAGACAGGCTATGCACGTCGTTGCTTCTTTGGCTACAGCCGTGCGTCTAACAAGACCATGGACATGACGCCTGAGCAAGTCTATGACCAGCTCACAAACCAAGATAGCAACACGTACCTGGAAGAGATCTCTGATCGCTTGGAGGGCCTGGCCGACATCATCAACGTCAACAAGCGTTTGGTGATGAGCAAGGAAACCTCACTGCTCTTGATCGAATATCGCATCAAGTGCGAGCGTGAAGCAGAGCTCTACCCAGAGCACGAGGAGATCAAGAAAGCCGAGATCTCTCACCGCTACTTCAAGGCATTGAAGTTGGCCGGTGCCTACGCGTTCATCGACGACTCACATGAGCTGACCCAAGATCACCTCTACCAAGCCATCAAGCTGGCTGAGGAATCGGGCACAGCGTTCACGCAGTTGCTGACTCGTGATCGTGCCTACGTGAAGTTGGCCAAGTACCTTGGCTCGACCAAGCGTGATGTCACCCAAGCTGACCTGACTGAAGACTTGCCGTTCTATCGCGGAGCTGCAGCGCAGAAGACAGAGATGCTGACCCTCGCTACTGCGTGGGGCTACAAGAACAACGTGATCATCAAGAAGTCATTCAGCGATGGCATCGAGTTCTTGCGCGGTGAGACGCTCAAAGAGACCGACATCGACAAGATGGTGTTGAGCTACAGCACCGACATCACGACCGACTACCGCAACGAGTACGCCCCGTTTGACCAGCTGCACAAGCTGACTCAAGCACCGGGCTTGCACTGGGTGGCCCATCACCTCAATGGTGGCTACCGCAACGAAGAGAACTGCATTCCAGGCTTCAACCTGGTGGTGATCGACGTTGATGGTGGAGTCAACATCAGCACTGTGCAGCTGCTGCTCAAGAACTACAAGTACTTGATCTATACGACCAAGCGTCATACGGAAACAGAAAACCGTTTCCGCATCATCATGCCGATCAATTATGAGTTGTCGCTTGATGCCAAGGACTACAAAGAGTTCATGAGCAACATCTATGAATGGCTTCCATTCGAGGTGGACACAGCAACCAATCAACGTGCACGCAAGTGGCTGTCTAACGACGGCACCTATGTGTACAACGACGGTGAAGTACTCGACGCCTTGCCCTTCATTCCGAAGACCAGCAAGAACGAAGAGCGCAAAGAGCTGATGCACTCACAGCATTCGATGGACAACCTCGAGCGCTGGGTGATCAACAACATTGGTGACGGCAACCGAAACAACATGCTGCTGCGCTTTGCCATGATCTTGTTGGATGGTGGCTTTGACTTCGAAAACATCCGCCAACGCGTGATGAGTTTGAACGAGAAGATTGTCGACAAACTGGACGAGGCCGAGATCATGAGCACCATCATGATTACCGTAGCCAAAGCCATTGCTAAACGATAGGAGGCCCCCATGGGCTGCGATATTCATTGGTACTCAGAGACCAAAAAAGACGGCAACTGGGTCTGCGACCAAGCGGCATCATTTGAGATTGAAAAAGAAGCCGACGGTAGCGAGTACACGCACATGGATAACTTCCCTGATCGTGGCCGTGACTACTGGTGGTTTGGTTTCATTCAACCAGGTGTTCGCAGTTCGTGGACCATCGGCTTTGACGAATCGTCATTGCCCGATGACCTGTCAAAAGAAGTTGCGGCAATTGTTGAGAGTTACGGCGTAGATGGTCATAGCCATGGCCATTTCACTCGTGCAGAGCTCAAAGCAAAGTTGAACGAGTTCCATGTGCATCGCACAGAACAACTTATCAACCCAACGACTGAAAGAGAAGCTGTCAACCACTTTGTTGAGCGTCTCGAAACCACGATCCGCAACCTCAGTGCAGACGTACCCGATGACGACCAACGCGTGGTCTTCTTCTTTGACAACTAAACGGTAATGCGCCTCCGGGCGCTTCTGCGAACTACTTAGGAACTTTCATGTCCGAAACCAACGACCATCTCGTCCTGCTGTGCGGCAAATCTGCCACCGGCAAATCAGCCTCGCTGATGGGATTGCAGAACCCCGAAGGCGTTCTCTATCTCAATTGTGAGTCTGGCAAGAAACTGCCATTCAAATCCAAGTTCATCCAGAAGACGGTCACTGACCCGCTGCAGATCAACGAGGCATTTGACTGGGCAGAAACCAACCCCAATATTCACACCATTGTGGTTGACTCTCTCACGTATCTTCTGGATATGTATGAGAGCGTGTACGTGCTGAATTCCAGCAACGGCATGCAAGCGTGGGGCCAGTTTGCTCAGTACTTTAAAACACTGATGCAGCAATACGTCGCACGCTCAACAAAGCGAATCATTTTCATTGCTCACACCAGCGACACGCTGAACGAGTCTGAGATGCTGATGGAAACCAAAGTGCCCGTCAAAGGTTCTTTGAAAAACAACGGCATCGAGAGCTACTTCACTGTCGTGATTGCATCGAAGAAAGTCTCGCTCAAAAATCTGAAGGATTACGGCAGCGATCTGCTGACTGTGACACCTGAAGAGGAAGCGCTTGGATTCAAGTACGTCTTCCAAACCAAGATCACCAAAGAGACGGTCAACGAACGTCTGCGCGGTCCTCTTGGGTTGTTCGATACAAAGGAAACTTTCATCGACAACAACATGCAATTGGTCTTAGACCGACTTCACGAGTACTACGCTTAACCGCGCGGTAGTCATTCAAAAATCCCTTAAACCAAATCGAAAGAAAACACATCATGAACATGCTCGCATCATTGACGACCGACTCCTCTATTGCCGAAGAAAAAGATTCCGTAGGCGGTGGTGGTGTACTCGAGTCTGGCATCTACGCAGCCAAGATCGCACTGGCCTACATCACCAAATCAGCTGGTGGTGCATTGGGCTTGGTCTTGAACCTGAAGACTGACGCCGGCCGCGAGATCCGTCAAACCTTGTGGATGACTTCTGGCACTGCCAAGGGCTGCAAGAACTACTACGAGAAAGATGGCCAGAAGAACTATTTGCCTGGCTTCAACCATGCAAACAGCTTGGCCCTCTTGACCGTTGGCAAAGAGATCTCTGCACTGGAAACCGAGACCAAAGTGGTCAACGTCTACAGCGCTGAAGCCAAAGCCGAAGTGCCCACGAAAGTGGAAATGCTGATGGACTTGCTCGACCAAGACATCATCGTTGGCTTGATCAAGCAAACGGTCGACAAGACCAAGAAGAACGAATCCACCGGTGTCTACGAAGCCACTGGTGAGACTCGTGACGAGAACGAGATCGACAAGTTGTTCCGTGCGCGCGATCGCATGACGACTGCCGAGATCCGTGCTCAAGCCGAAACTGCAACCTTCATCGACACCTGGGATGCCAAGTTCTCTGGCCAAACCAAGATGAAGGCCAAAGGCGCACAGGGTACTGCTGGAGCTCCCAAAGCTGCAGCTGGTGCCCCAGCCGCTGCCAAGAAGCCGACAACTAGCTTGTTCGCTTAATCTGCGCAGCATGAGGGCAGTGGCAACGCTGCCCTTCTCTTCTCTCTCTAGGACTCTCATGACAACTCAAAAAATCGTGCTTCAGGTCTCGTTGAATGACGCCGGCAACATCATGAACGCCTTGAACTCCAAGGCCAATGATCTCGTTGGCATCATCAATGTGATCCAAGCTCAGGTGTCTGCGCAAGTAGCACCTGCTCAACCTCCAGCCCCTCCAACACCTCCTGGTGACGGTACGGCTGAGTGATTCCCTCATGCGGTCAAAAGCTGAGGCTGTCAGAGGGTGGGTCACTGCTCTCTGTATCCCAGTGAGTAGGCTGCACTCTTAGAAAGACCACATGACTGAACAACCACAAGAAAACGTGATTCCCAGCCGAGTGACTGTCAGCGACATGGAAGCCAAGATCAAGATGACGATTTATCAACGTCTTGAAGGAACGACCACGACGATCTGCCAGATCACAATGCAGAACGGTTTCACCGTCACAGGGACCAGCGCATGCGTTGATCCGAAGAACTACAACCAGGCCCTAGGCGAGAAATACGCCTACGAGCAAGCGTTCAACAAACTCTGGGAGCTGGAAGGCTACCTGTTGTTGCAACGTCGTTTCGAGGCAGGTCTGCAATGAAACAGTTCATCGGCGTCAAACTGATCCATGCCAAACCAATGACACGCGCTGAGTACAACGCTTATCGCGGCTGGGAACTCCCAGCTGACGAGAACGTCTCAGATGCAGGATTCCTGGTTGAGTACCTGGATGGCGGCAAGGCCAACACCCCAGACCATGCTGGCTATGTCAGCTGGTCACCAGAAGACGTGTTCAATCGCGCCTACAAGCCCACCGACGGCATGTCCTTCGGCCTGGCTGTGGAAGCGATGAAGCAAGGCTTCAAGGTGTCCCGTGAGGGCTGGAATGGCAAAGGCATGTTCCTCTACTACGTCACTGCTGACTACTACCCTGTGAAGATGCCAGCAGCAAAATCGTTCTTTGGTGAGAACAGTCTCGTTCCGTACCGAGACTACATCGCCATGAAGACGGCAAACAATGACGTGGTGCCATGGGTGGCCAGTCAATCGGACATCTTGTGCAACGACTGGAGCATCGTATGAGTGAAAACCAAACAGCTCCAGAAGCAACCCAAGAAGTCGAGACCATCCAGGTCGATGACTTGAACCAGTTCGTCACGCTACTCAATCGCTGGCACGATACCAAGGTGCGTCTGCTCAAACACATGGAGCAGATTCCCGAAGGCACCGTGATCGAGATCGATGGCAAGGACGAGGAGTTCACAGGCGATCTGCGCCGTGGCTTCATGCTGGGCATCACCGTCTCTTTGTCGGAGCTTGGCAACCTCCCGTTTGCTGCTGAAGTAGACGAAACGCCGCCGGCTGCAAATGACCCTGCCTAAAAGCAGAGTCATCAAAGTCGTCGGACAAGATCCCAGTCTTCGCAACTGGGGTCTAGCCGTTGGCTCCTTGGATCTGGAAACCAAAAAGCTCACGATCGACTTTGTTGATCTGACCAATCCTGTCTTGCCTACCGGCAAGCAAGTGCGTCAGAATAGCAGCGATCTTGAGTCAGCACTCCAGCTTTATAAAGGAGCTACTGACGTCTCAATAGGCGCGCATGCAGTGTTTGTAGAAGTCCCGGTTGGCAGTCAATCTGCTCGAGCGATGGCTTCCTACGGCATCTGTGTGGGCGTCCTTGGGGCATTACGAGCGAACGGTATCCCCTTCTTCGAAGTGACCCCAACAGAGGTCAAGCTTGCGAGTGTGGGCAACAAGACAGCCACCAAGCAAGACATGATCAAGTGGGCAATGGCCAAGCATCCCGAAGCCAATTGGCCCACTTATAAGCAGAATGGCTCTACCATGGTCAGTGAAGCGAAAGCCGAACACATGGCAGATGCCATCGCTGCGATCTATGCGGGCATGACCTGCAATTCGTTTCAACAAGTGCTGCCGTTCCTGGCAGCCAATTAAGGGAATACCCATGCAAATTCAATTCAAGCAAGCAGAAATCACCGCTGCACTGAAGCAGTACATCGTTGCCCAAGGCATCAACCTGAATGGCAAGAGCGTGGACATCGCGTTCTCTGCCACTCGTGGTGCTGCCGGCATCGTGGCTGACGTGACCATCGAAGAAACCGAAATCCCCGGTTTCACCGATAGCGTCGGTGATGACACTGTGAAGCCTGTACTTGCTGTGGTTCAACCTGCAGTGGCCAAGGCCGCGATTGCAACAGAAGCCGTGGCTCAACCCATGGCCGAAGCGCAAGAAGCGGCTGAAGCACCCAAGACCACGAGCCTGTTTGGCGGTTAATCACCGCTGGACATGGAGACTCTTAGAGCCTTCGGTTACCTGGTAGCCGCTGTTGTGGTCGTCGGTGTACTCGCGTCATTCGGTGCTTTTGTGATGGCAGTTGTCACAGCCGTAGGGTTCGCCCTATGCGTGTTGACTGTCATTGCCTTTGTTGCCGCATGCTTCAAAGAGTACTTCGAGAAATAGGATCTGGCCTACCCAGGCTAGGTGCTTTACCCGTTACGTCTGCCATGACGGGTAATAAAATGCAGACCGACTGATCCCCGTAAGGGATCACTATCATGAGTGGGGACTGACACCGGGTTAGCGCCGGTGTTCACAGCGATTGCTATGAGACTCCTTCCCCACACTGCTTTATGTGAGCAGTCCCCACCCATGATGGTGAAAACCAAACAGACCCTGCGCTCATTAACCCTATGCAGCTACAGTAACAGGGCCTGTTTGGCGAATATTGTTCTATCTCCGCTGTTCCGTCGGAGCCTACGCTCAAAAATGAACGGAACCACCATCAACCTATTACCCTTGGGGAGTTATGACCCTGACCGTCCGCCCGGAGTAGAGGGGTGCGGCACAAGCTGGATTGTTTGTAATTGCGTCATGAGAAAGCCTGGAGAGCAGAAGTCCAGCAGAACGGCTTGACAGATCGGAGAGACGATCACCTAACATTAACGAGCAGCGGTAATACACGATCAACCAGCATGAGTCGCCAAGGTAGTGCACTAACCCTTGGGGCAAGCAATAGTGCAAGAACATTCGTGTGACACTTCGGAGAGACGAAGACCTTCAAGAATGGGGACGAATTATCCGGCGATAGAGTGGCAACCCAGCCACCCGTCCCCACCCTTGAGTGTTACTTGACCAGTGCCATACCTGCCTGCACGGTCAAGAGATCATCCAAGACACTCGGCAGGTTGGCCGCGCCGCCCTTGAACGGTGTGTTGCCCACATGATGAACCAGTGAAGAGTCCAGAACGATGGGCCCTAAATTCACAAATCGGTTCAACAGAATCATCCCCAATACCCTGGCAGGACGCTCCCTTGCGGTTTCCATCAACACGCGCTGCACACGGTAGAAGTACTTCATGAACGGGGTAAAGCCCATGTCATCGAGGTACTGCAAGTTGCGCTGCATCGGCACGTCGTAGTGCACGAACGCGTTCAACGCCTTCATGACTGCCTTCTCGTGGCTCATCGGCTCCTTGCCTGTGGTCAGGTGCTCGTACATCGCATAGCGAGCCACGAAGTCTGAGTACTGCGTTGCACGGCTCAAGACCTTGTAAAGCGGCGTGTCGTGGGTCATGTAGACCACCTTGCCTGCCTTGCGGATCGGCTCAGGAATCTTGCTGGTCCACTGCTCGAGCTTCTCAGCCAGCTCGCTCTTGTAGCTGTACGGGTCTTCCTGCAGGTCCACGTCTTCGACGATGGTAGGCATCAAGCCTGCATCGACCAGACGGGTCACTGGGTTGCGCGCAATCGCATCCTTCAAACGAATCACTTCCTGCCCCAAGCGCTTGCGATCGTTGCCGGCATAGCCACTGTCAAGCTTAAGCTCCAGTTCCATCAAACGCTTGCTGTCATCTTCGTAGGCCATGATGCCGCGCAGTGCTGTCCACTGACGCTTCCAACCGTCATCGACACCCAGCAACCAGAGCATCGACACGTTGCTGTGGATGTTGCCCAGCAAAGTCACCAAGTTCTTGACGACCACGATGTCTTTGACTTCCTTGTAGATCTCCTGCCAGCCGCGCTCACCCTTGACCACTGCAGCGCCCAGACGCTTGGCCCAGTCATCAGCAGCATCCGTGTTCATGCCACGGTACAAAGCCAACGAGTGGAAGAGCTCGCGCGCAGTCTTCTGCAAGCCATCCAAGTCACCACGCTCCTTGTTCAGGAAATCTCCAGCCGACAACTTGCGGTAGCCGAAGATGATGTCCATCGAGTCCTTGCGGATCATGATGGCATCACGGCCCCAGATCTTGCGGATGTCCATACGGGCCTGCTCAGGCAACAGGTTCCAGAGCTCACGGTTCTCAGGATCGCTCGAGAGCGGACCGACTTCCGTGTAGGACCATGGGGTCACACTCTTTTCGACCGTGTACTGGTCCAACAGTGCGCCGATTGCCTGCTCGTTCAGCTCACGGCCCTTGTGCTTGTCGATGATCGAGCCAGCCAAGGTACCCATCACCTTGTCGAAGCGGTTCTCACGCTTCAAGGTTGTGTCCTTGGTGTGACCACCCATCAGGTGAGTCCAGTTGACCACGTTACCGTTGTCATCAAAAACCGGGGAGACGTTCACCTGCTTGTTGGCCGAGGGATCGAAGTTCACATTCGACGCCATGGCAGCCAACTCACCCTGCTTGGCGATGTTCACCGAGTTCTGCAGCGACGCATTCCAGGTTCCCTGGTAGGTGTTCGTGTTCATGAACCCGTTGTGGATCGTCGTGCCCTTGGCCTTCATGCCTGTCAGCGACATCACTCCCGACACGCGGCGAGTCATTCCACCGTCACGGCGGATGTACAGATGCTGCTTGACCCCGTAGGCACCAGACGCATCCGGCACGTTTTTGTCGGACGTCACCGCATCAGCTTTCTCGTAGCCTTGAGCCACCAGTCGAGCACCCTCGATCTCGTTGGCCACCTCGATCGTCACGTAGGCATCGTAGATTTCAGGCGTGTAGCCATGGATCATCTGCACTGGGTTGCCGTTGAAGAGGCGATCCAACGATTCCTGCTCCATGTCCTTGTGCAACTTCAGCATCAGGTCGACCCCGTTGCCATCGGTGCGCACATTCTCTTGCTCCATCACCGCAGCCACTGCTTGACGCTGAGCCATGGTGCTGTACTTGATCGCATAGAGCGCGACCAGCGTAGCAATCTTGGCTTCTTCCTGAGCGGCTTGCACTTCAGTGATCTGGCTTGCGTACTGGGTGCCCAGCATGCGCGCAATCACATGGGCGTTCTTCATCAAGAAGGGCACCGTGTTCAGGTCAGTCGCCTTGTAGTAGCCCAAGCCCTTGGCTTGGTTGATGTGCAAGGTCTTGAGGCCAGAAGACAGTGATGCCTCCACAGTGCTGATCTCTTGGTCCAGCGCCGCATTGCTGCCCACGACTTGTGCAATCTGAGCCAACGAGTACTGGCCCAGCAGATGGTGCGCCCCACTTCGCAGCAGCACAGCCGTCAACGCTTTCTTGCTTTCCTTGGTCAGGCTCTTGCCGGCGTCCTTGAATTCCTTCACCAACACGCTGGCCGTTTGGGCAATGGCATTCTGGCGAAGGTTTTCGCTGTGCTTTGTCATCAACAACAACGCTTGCACCAGTTCCCCAGGGCCCTTCATTTCACGCATCAAGCCAGCCCAGATACCGTCACGCTCATCGGTTGCGTGGTCACGCAGACTGCGCAGTGCCGTCATGACAGCAGCTGCACGACCCGAGGCCGCAACCTTGGCAATGTTGGCACCCCACTTCACTACCCCAGACGAGGAGTTGCGAACGATCGGGCTGTTGGCAAAGTCGATGACCTTCTGTTTGGCAGCATCGACCACACCCTTGGTCATGTCTTCGACGACATCGCCGTACTTCTGGAACTGGGAGTCACCGGCTTCTGCAGCAAAGCGGTGCTTGGCTTCGATGTCCATCAAACGATCGATCAACGCTTCCAACTTGGCATCAGCCTTCTGGCCGGCAAACGTGTTTGTCGCCTTGTGGTTGAAGTAGGCCAAGATCTGTTCGAACCAAGCATTCAAGCGGTCAAACAACGAGCCTTCATTACCCAAGTTCACGCGGCCGGCTTCTGTCTTGAAGTTCAACAGAGCCTTGAACTTCTCATTGGCCATGCCAATGGCAGCAAAGCGGGACAAGTAGTCCGAGCGGTCACCGTTGCCAGCTTCCACATCAAACACGAAGTCATAGTCAGCTTGCGTGAAGCCAGCATTGACAAAGTCTTGTGCTGTCAGCGTAGCCTTGGCTTCCGAAAACAACTTGTAGAGCTCGCGGTAAGCGGGCTTGGTGGTGATATCAGTGATGCTGAGTGCCGTAGCCACAGTGGCTTCGACCTGTTCCATCACGAACACTTCCTGTGCACTGGCAGCAAAGCCAGAGTTCACGAGCTTCGAGGCCAACACGGCTTGGCCAGATGCCAACACCTTGGACCATGCGTCGATCGGTGTAGCAGCAACCGTTGAGACCATGGCCGACTTCAGTGCACCCATGGGACCGTAGACGGCTTGGACCATGCCAGTTAGTAGGTTGCTCAGGTGGCTTTGGAAGGCAGCGCTCACGTTGCCCTTGTCCAGCGCGCGGAACACCTGAGCGGTGCTGTACGGTGACCCGGGGTTCGTTGCTTGGCTTGCCTGGGACAGGTTCAGGCTGGTTGCCTTGGCATTCTGCTGAGCCGCATCGGCAAAGAGACCCGACACGTTGCCCACCAGCACCGACAGACCACTGTTCAGGTTCTCATCTGGCTTCTTGTAGAGCATGCCCATCAGTGTGGAGATGAACTTCTCCATGCCGGTGATCAAGGCATTGCCACGGGTCTTGGACTCAAACGTGATCTGGGTCAACACTTCCTTCTGGAAGGCCAAGTTGCTCATGCCCCAAGCCACGAACTCTTGCACATCCACCAGTGCTGCATCGAACTGGGTCAGCCCGTTGGCAGCCGCAAACTCCTTGGCCTTGGCCATCAGCGATTCCAACTCAGCTACCAGCTTCTTGCCCTCGGCCGACGGATCAGTAATCGTCTTGGCTACGGCAGCATGGATCAGCTCATGCAACAACGTTTCTGCAGTCAAGCCAGAGTTCTTGAACTCAGGGCTCAACACGTAGATCGACTCGGCATTGCCCTTGACCACGTACCAGCCGCGCGATGGGGTCTTGGCCTTCTCGAGCACCTGATCGTCAGTGGTTCGCGCAGTCACGTACTGGATCGGCAAATCGGCTGAGACCACACGGCTCACCAGCTGGAGCAGCTTGCGGTTGACTGGGTTCAAGCGCCCTGCTGCAGACAGCAACTCAATGACCTGTTTGGCCGTAGCATTCGGGTTGACCCTGAAGAAATCCACCAGGTCACGGTCACTTGGGATCGCTGGCTTGCCAAGCTCACCCAGAGTGCTGCCACCCACGGTCTTATCTTGCTCCACTGCCACCGGTTCGGCTTTGACGGACGTCTCTGCCAAGGCCTTGTTCAGGCGCTCAGCAGCCGCAATCAACGCTGGGTTGACCGCAGATACCTGCAGGTGGTTTTGGAGGGCTTCCTGGGCGTTCTGGCGGTCCTGATCCGTCACGCGGTACTCACCGCCTTCCCAGGTGTACTGGTCGATGGCTGTCATCTGAGCCAAAGTCTCCAAGCGCACTTTGTTCGCATCGAATTGGGCCTGGAAAGCCAAGTCCAACACCACCGATGCCAGCTTCTCGTCAGAAACGCTCTTGCGCAGCGCGTAGGGCAGCTGTGCACGCAACGCTTGCTTGATGCCGGCCAGCGCCTGGGGTGACAACTCACCTGCATCGAGCATCTTGATCGTGTTCTCGACTGCACGCACCAGCATCTGGTAGCTCTCAGTGGCAGGAGAGAACTTCAACATGGCTTCCCATGTCGACTTGTTGATGGCCTTGGCTGTCTTCTCCACATTGCCCACGCCGTTGGCGGCTTCGTCGTGCACGTTCAGCGTTTCGGTCCCGATCAGGGACATGTGCATGATGAAACTGTCCAGCGAGTGCATGAAGTACGGCAAGCCAGCCACACCGGGGCTGCGTTCGCTCTGAGTCACTGCTTGGCCGTTCATGGTCGACACGGGGTAGCCGTTCTTCTTCGGAATGCGCTTGCCCAACTGAATCTTCACGCGGTTGCTGGTCTCGTCGCTCGTGGCCGGATTGGTCTTGGCCATGTACAAGCCCGCATCCAACTGGTTGTCGTCCACGGTGTAGGCCGTGTTGGCAAACGGGAGGATCGCTTGGACCTTCTCACGCAGCGCCTTCTCTTGAGCCACGGTCATGTTGTGGATCGGTACCTTCTTGCCGTCACGTTCAACCGTGTCAATCTCGCCAGCGTCAATCAAGCGCTGGATCTCATTGGCCCGCAGGTCTTGGTAGATCGCGTTGTAGATCTCGAACGATCCTTGAATCGTGCGGTTGATCTCGTTGCGGCGGTTCAGGTACGTCTCGAAGTAGCCCTTCATGGTCTCTTCGACTCGTGAACCGATTTGCTCGTAGAACTTCTCAGCCAGCTTCTGGCGGTCGGCCTTGGTGAAAGGACGTGCCATCAACGCTTCGATCGAAGTGTTCTCAGACATCTGGGTGCCGAGCAACGTGTTCAAGCCACGGATCAAGTCCACGCGGCTGGTCTTCTTGTCTTGGCCAGTGGCCACCGCTTCGATGCGGTCGATCACTTGCTGGACGAAAGCTTCCTGCATGCTGCGCACCGAACCATCAATGGATGAACCAAAGATGAAAGCGGTCAGCGGCGTCTTGGCTAGTTTGCGACCGTCGGAGGTGACTTTCTCGTTCTTGTCGATCAACTCCTTGGTGAAAACGCTGATTGCCGCAAAATCTTTAGTCACGGCAATGCCGTTCAGGATCTGGTAGGCCAAGTCTTCGTACAGGTCCAGGCTGGTTGCGCGCTCGTACCAGTGGTTGTAGTTGACGACGCCGTCATCACCTTTGTACATGCCGCCACGGTTCAGTCGAGCAAAGAGCTCCTTGACCGTCTCTGCAGCACCCAAAGCCAACTGGGTCAGGATCGGGCCGTTGGTCTTGCCGTCCACACCTACCAGCATGTGCACGGTGACTTCACCAACATCAGCTCCTCCTGCGCGCTGAGCTTGGGCATTGAGCACCTTGCCGTATGCCACCAGGGCTTGCAGTGTTTGCATGCCTTCACGGCCGGCAGCAAACTCAGCCACTTCCTGCTTCTGGCCACCGGTCAAAGCATCTGCCTTGCCGGCTTCGATGGCAGTAGCCACGGCCATGGCCAACTTCTTGATGGCACCGTCGTTCTCGGCCATGCGATCGTTGAAGATCTGCAGCGTGGCTTCGTTGTTCTGCTGGTCAATCTTGACCCCAAACGCTTGAGCCACAGAGATCTCGAAGCGGTTCATCGCCTTGGCATCGCTCAAGTCCAGCTTTGTCGCCCACTCAGGACGGTAGAACATGAAGCGGTGAATCTTGCTGCCCTGCAGGTTCATGTCCTGTGTAGCCACACCGACGCGGAAGTTCCGCCACACCTCGTAGGTTGCGTAGAACGCTTGCTCGAGTTTGTTGGGGCTGTTCTTCTCGGCGTCTTGAACCAAGTTCTTCATGGCTTCAAGCTGAGTCTCTAAGCCGTCGTTCTTGGCTTGCATGGTCAGTCGGTTTTCCAACTGCACTTTTGACTCGTCGTACTCTTTCCAGCCGGCGGCTTGCAGGATCACGGTGTCACCCAGCACCTGCAGCGCATTCCACATCGATGGGATGATGCGGTGCGGTACCTGCTGGGCTTCGTCAAGAATCTTGCGTTGCTGTTCGGTGATGTTCTGACCGGTCTTCTTGGCCATGGCTTGGCTGAAGCGGCGAGGTGCCCACGATGCAAAGGTAGGGGAAGCCTCTGAGCTAAACATGCGGGTCAACACCCCGCGCGCGCCCACGCTTGTGTCTTTGATCTCTTTGTTCGAGCCATCGAGCTTCAAGTTGCTGCGCACCACACGCACGTACTCAAACTGCGAATTTGGGTTGCCTGCATTGAAGCCATCAATGAAGTCATTCATCTCGGCACCGGTGAAGTTCACGGTGTCAATCAGATTTTGTGAAGCCAAGAGCACCACGCCGTGCAGACCAAACGCCGTTTCCAGCTTGGCCATGTAGTTGGCTTCTGCCTTGCTGTTGGCACGCAGGCCCAAGGCGTCGACGATGTACTTGCCGATGTTGGCAGCCGCGCGGTCTTGGGTAGTGGCCAGATCCGACAAGGCCTTCATGCCTTCGCCCGTCACCGACACATCCATGGTCTCGCGCAGGCCGTGCATCTTCAGGATCGCTTCGGAGTCCTTGAGCGCCGAGCCATTGACGGCCTCGCTCATGTAGTTGTAGGCACCGTAGGCAATGGCGGTCACCAGGTTCTCATCGACCTTGCCGTCTGCACCCAGGAAGTCCTGGATCGGGTCTTCAAACAGGAAGTCTTCACGCGGGCCCTTGCCAGACTTGACATTGGCCAAGCCACCCTTGATCAGCTGCTCGCGGATGACCGGTGCCCACTGGTTGGCAAACTTCTGGAAGTTGTTGAGCGACCCGATCTCTTCATCGGTCAAGGACTCGGCGAAGAAGTCGGTCGGCACCACAGTGCCGGCGTTCCACAGGCTCAACAAGTTGTTGACCGAAACCAACGGACGATCCTTGGCGATGTCCGCATCTTTTTCGATGCGCTTCTTGGTCTGGGTCAGGAATGCCACAGCCTTGTTGAGCGTGCGGTACACAGAGCCCAGCACAGTGCCGGCAGGCAACACATCATCAGACGACTTGTCCTGGAAAACCGACAGGCCTTGAGTGCTCTTGGCATCTTCAAGTGCCGCTTCGGGCACGTCTGCGACTGCCGTGTCTGCAGCACTCTCTTCAGAAACTACTTCAGGTGTGCTAGTCTTCTCAGTAGACTGAGTTTCAACTGTAGTTGTCTGAGTTGACTCAGCTTCTGCAGTGTTCGCAGAAGAGCCGGAGGCTACTCCATCAGCTTCACTGGCTTGACTTGCAGCACTTGCGTCGCCGCTCTGAACATCTGACTCTGCGGTTCCCTGCTCACTGCCTGCAGTTCGCGCATCGGCACTTGCTTCTGCCGAGGACGCTGTGGATTGTTCCGAGCTTGCTTGGTTCCCCTGGGCGGGTGATACGTTCTTGACATCGTTTCCACCAAAGACAAAGTTGTTGGCAGCGTCAAGCTCTGCATAGGCAGCGCTCAACGCATCTGCTTCAGTTCGGATCTGGGTTGGCAACTTGGCTGATGCAGCAGTGATGTTCAATCCGCCGTTCTTCACCCGAGCTTCGTCCGTGATCCAAGCCCCCTCTTTCATGATCCAGCCAGCCTCAGTTTTGATGAGGCGACGGTTCTTGCCATCCTGTTTGGTTGCCGTATAGGCTTCATCCACCAGCGTGGCTTTTTGTTCGTGGTCATTCTTGAACTTGCTCAAGAGACCCAGCAAATTGGCAGCGGTCTTGACATCCTTGTTGCCAAACGCTGCATTCAACTGCTCGCGGTAGTTGGCAATGCCAAGCATCTGCGAGATGTTCTTTTTCTTGTCCCCAGCACGACCCAGGAAGATGTCCTTGCTGACATCGCCCAGCTTCAACAAGCTGTTTTCCTGTGCGCGCGCAACTGAGAACTCACGGAAGTACGTGCGCTGGGCATCGCTCAATCCGTTCGATGCGTCATCGGCCAAGGCCTGTGCAGTCTGAGCACTCAAGCGCTCAGGAATCGCCATCGACAAGTTGATGATCTTGGTGGCTGCAGCCTGTGAAGCCACAGGATCAGCTGCCGTGATGTTCTTGGCTTCGGTTTCCACATCGACGGACGTCGACTTCACGTCCTTGTTGAACAACGACACGGCATCCTTGGCCGTGACGATCTGGTTCTCCAAATCGGTGATTTCAACCAAGCGGCTGGCCAGTGTTTCCTCAGCTGCCTTCGCATCGAAGCGCTCGAGCTTGCCCTGCACTCCTGAGATCCACGCATTGATGGCAGCAACCTGTGCGGCATCCGTGGTGTCGGCGTTTGACAGGGCTTCTTGGGCCTGAGCCAGGTCAGCTTCCAGACCGTCTTTCGTGATTCGACCCAGGCTGCTCTTCAAAGCTTGAACGCGGGACTCTGCGTTGGCCACGATCTGTGCGGCCTGCTCAAAAGCGGCTTGTTTCTGCTCGTCCGTCTTGCCTTCTTGTGCGGCATGCGCTTGCAGGCCCTGCACGGCCAGGCCGGGGTTGTAGGTTGCGCTGTTGGGATCAACCAGTGCCGACACATCGCCGGACTTGGCCACGGCCTGCAGCGTTTGCGTGTCGGTGGCTTCTTTTTCAGTAGCCACGGCCAGTTTCTTGAGCGATTCCGGCATCGAGGTGTTCAAACCTTGAATGCCACCGCCCAGAATGCCGCCCATGGCAGCACCTTGACCAGCCGCTGAGCCCACACCCTCTGCCAGTGACTGCGCAGGGTTGATTTGCTGGACACCTAGGTTGGCCAAGGCCTGGCCGGAGCCTTCCTCCAAGCCTTCTTGCGTGCCTTCAGCAGCAAACACCTTGGGCACCATGCCAATGCTGGCCTTGCCCTTGCCAACGAGCGCTTTTTCCAGTGCCGCACCGCCCGGGACAAGCTTGGTGCTGACCAACGAGGTACCGGCCGCTGCCAAAGTAGCTTGCGTGGCGAGCTCGGAGGCGATCTGTTGCTTGGCTTGAGCAGCAGGCATCGTCATGGCGAGCTCAAGGTACTGAGGGTTCTGTTCCCACAGCGCATCAGGCAAAGCCATGAGGCGTTCCATGGTGTCTGAGCCAACGTCCACACCTTGCAGGGCAGCACCGGTAGCCACAGCCCCTGCAGTGGCACTCTTTTCAAGAGCCATCTCACCCAAGCGCGTTGCCGCAACCTTCGGAGCGACCTTGGCAGCCGTCGTTGCAGCGAGTTCTACCCCACGGCCGACCTTGCCGGCCACGCCCAGCTGCGCGGCTTGTTGAGCCACGAACTCAGGGATGCTGCCGGGGTCTTTCAAGGACTCCCAGAAGGACACACCAAACTCGGCAGCAATGCGTGCCGCTGTTCCTGCAGCGCCGCCGCCTACCGCTTCGCTCGCGGCGTCGCCTGCATCCTTGGCAGCAAGGTTTCGTTCTTGTGTCTTGTACTGCGAGAGTGCTGATTTCAGCTTTTCACGCTCGTTCGACATGGCCGAGATCTTCTGTGTCTCGGGGCCATAGAAATTGCCGGTCGTAGCCTTGTCATAAGCCATGGCCGGAACCTTGGCCAAGCTGTCCAGACCCTGGAGAGCCGACAAACCAATGTCCTTGGCATCTTCAAAGAGGGTCGAGCCTTGGCGGCTTTTCCAATACAGGTCGTCATTGCGGGGATTGGTGCGAATCAGGTCTTTGAGGTGCGCAATCTTGGCATCACTGGCCGCTTGCAGTGCGTCGTATTTCTTCGACAGCCCGCGCTGGGCGTCTGCTTCCATCTCTTGAGTGGAGGCGTCATTGAAAAAATCACGGGAAATGTCAGCCATGCGCGTCTTTCTACTTATCGGGTGGCTGATCTTGCATCAGCCATAAAAAAAGAGGGGCACCGTTTCCAGTGCCCCTCCATTATCTGCCAATCAAGGTGCTGGTTTAGCAACAATTGCAGCGACATCCTGTTTGCGTTGCATTTTCTGAGCTTTTTCTGCCTCAGCAATGCGGGCTCGCACAGCGTCTGTTTGAAGAGACTTTGTCAAAATCTCTCGTACCTTAGTTGCGCGCTGAGCGTCTGTGTACCAACCACCTTCTGCAGTACGGATTGCGTTGCGGATGTCATTGACAGACGGGCTAAAGAACTTGCCAGAGCCTTCTTTGGTTTCAATGCCACGCGTTGCCATCTCATAAACCAACTCTTGGACCTTTGGAACGTCTTCCAGTGGGCTATTACCGTCCGTTTTGTTGATAAGGTTCGGTACATCCTTGGCCAAAGCCTCGTAATCCGACGCAGCAGTGGGGTTGCCTGGGGCATTCCAGTTCAATGCCTTCATTTCTTTCAAGGCCACTTGATTTTGAGCGTTTGCTACTGTGCGCTCCCAAGCATCGTTACCCACCAGGCCGCTGGTGCCGTAGGTATCAAAGCCTGCGCGGATGTCGTTCTTGAACTTCTTGAGCGTCGCTGGCTTGTATTTGCCTGAATCAACCAAGGAGTTGTAGAAGTCGTTGGCTGCTTGGGTGTCACCGTTGATCAAGTTGCCAGAAATCGGCATGTTGGCTTTGGTAGCTGCCGCATCATAGGCTGCAACTTGTGCCTCGGTCATGTTGCCAAAATCAGGATGGCCTGATGAGGTCAACGGCAAAGGCTTTCCATCAACTGCAATGGTTTTAGCAAAACCACCCATTTGTTTGCCGATGCTGTCACGCAGCTGAACGTAGTTGGCTTGCGCACCAGCAACGTCATTCTGAATGGCTCGAGTCTCTTGCAGGTCTGCCAGTTCCAGCTTGCCTTTGGTTAGGTTCAAGCTGTTCAGTGCACCCGACGTGCGGCTGTTGCTGATTTCAGCCTTCAGCTTGTCCATTTCCAAGGGGTGCTTCTCCGCAGCCCACTTGCGTTGCAGCAATTCTTGGGTCTTGGCATCAGCGGCGTTGTAGAGCGATGCTTGCGCGCGCGTAGACAAGGCACTGGTGATCTTGTCAGCACCGTTGATGTCGCCTTGGGCAATCAGAGCCTTGGCTTTGTCGACGTCCGGCGCTTCCTTCTGATCCAACGCCGCGTTCTGGTAGGCCCAACCTTCTTGGTCACGCTTTTGAAGCGTACCCAGGCGCGTGTCGAGCGCGGTACGTGCAGCTGTCTGGTCGACTTGTGCACCGAAACCAGACAACATCTTTTGCAACTCGCCTGAGGCTTGAAGCGCTTGCATGCCCTCGGCACCTTGCGCTTCGTACAAGCGGTTCAAGAATGCGTTGGTGTTGTTCTCTTTCTGGACTTTGAAGTTCTGCTCGTCAATCGCAGACTGCTGCTTGAGTGCATCGTCGAATGCACCAAAGCCAGAAGTGATCATGCGGTTTGCAGAGTCCAGTGGACGGCTGGCCTCAGCCAGCGACGGACCAGCAACGGTCCGCCAAGTGATGGGACCGTTCATTACTTGACTCCGTTCTGTGCCATGTACTCACCCACCGACTGGTAGGCACCTGCGTTCGATGCCACGCGTGCGCGCTGGCGATCTTCAAGCGATGCGTTGGTGGTCGTCTTCTGAGCAGCAAAGTTGCGCTCAAACTGGCTCTTGCTGTTGGCCAGCGCATCTTTCGCCAGGTTGTACTGCTGCATGCCCAGGTACAAGCTACCAATGCCTTGGGCTGCACCCAGTGCCAAGCTGCCGTAGCCACCGACCTTCTGGCCGGTCTGCGGATCAATGCTGTCGATGACACCATTGGTACGAAGCCAGTTGGTAAATGAACTGCCCATGTTGGGATCAGTTGCCATAGGGCTAGGCGTTGCAATAGGTCGATTGACTGCGCTGCCAGCAAACATGCCCTGTCCGGGCATTTGTTCGTAGTCAGCACCAATCATGGCAGGCGGTCCGCCAGCAGTGCCAGGAACAGCTACTGGAGTGTTCCAGTTGCCAAAAGAATAGGGACGGTTTTGTTGGCTCTGGTACATGCCCGCCAAAGAATAATCAGCCATAAAGGGGTTCTCCTAACGTGTCTTGAATCTTCGGAAGGGTGAGTGCCATGTCCACGTAGGAGGAAATTGCAGTGATCCCCAATGTTCCGATATTGCCATAGTGTACCGTTCTATTGAAATAATCTTCGGGCTTCTCCCCGAAGATCGTGAACGGGCTTAAAACAGTTTGATTCTCTAAAAGCTTGTTGGCTTGCTCGAGTTCTTTGTTCTCTTGGTTTGCGTAATCCTCGAACAATCGCTGTTCTTCCATCAGATCACCAAACTTTGATTGAATAACAGCTTGCTGCAATCCATTGGACAGCATCAGCATTTCTTTGGCCCACGGCGCACCAGAAACACCTTTGGTGCCCACTTGGTATCCCATGTAGACCAGCGCGGCAATGGTCACGAGCGTTGCAAACTCTTGGCCAAACGTTTTGACGAAAAGACGAAAACCTGCGGTGTAGATCGCATTCATCACCACTAGGTCAAAAATGACGACAGCAACCAGTGCAGCAGTACCCTCCAATCCCAGCGCTGCTGCTAAAGTTTTTCCACCGTCCGATCCACCGGTTTGGACCGTGATGTAGACGGCCACCACGATAATGAAAACCTGGAACCACTCCTGCTCGTACCATTCGACTTCAGTCACCGTGCGGCTGTTGAACACAAAATGCAGCGACCGTGAGTAAAGAATTTCTTTCTCAGCAATTGAATAGTTTGTGGTCACCGACTTGTCGATGGGAACCAACAAGATGTCATCGGTTCCGTAGCCCGTGGTCGTGTAGCCGCCGTAGATGAAATAAGTCATCTGCAAGTCCGAGACCATCACCTCTTCGTAGAGGTTGGGCGAGAGCTGGTGCTGGTATCGATGAACTTTGACAGGCACCACTCGGGTAGAGCTTTGGCCGGTTTCTTGATCCACAGTCACTGCCGAAATCTCGGTGGAGTTAAACACGCTCGTGTAGGTGTTGACGGGACCAATCACGCCGGCTTTGACCCGCTTGTAGATGCCGTTGTGAGACAACGTCATCTTGAATCGAGCGTCTTGAATGACCGTGGTATGGCGATTCATTGTGGCAAGAAAGGCCGAGATCACTGAGCCAAACCACCCATCTCCACCGCCTTCGGCAATGGTCGACAAGATGCCAGCGCCGATTGGGCCGTTGTTGCCACCCAGTGCCGCGTGCATGTTGTCGAAGTAGTCAAACAGATACTTGTTGTCAATTGCATTGGTTGACACCGGCGGCATGGCCATGACCAACATGGCTTGCTCGACGTCGGCAATGCTGGGGTTTTCATTGATGGCTTCGGCCACAGCAGCGTAGTCGATGCCCAAGTACTTGAGCATGCGCTTACTGGTCTTGTACGCGTCAGTCGTCGTGTTCGATGTCGTCGACGCTTTGTTGTATCGGAAGTAAGCAAACGGGAAGTACGAACCCGATACAGCAGGTGACTCCACAAACACCGCATCCAAAGTGGGGTAGGTGCCAGAGTCGTTCTTGTACATCCAGAACTTGAGTTGGCCGTCGACCAGATAGCTCGCATGGAAATGGCCATCAAGCAAAGCAAAGTCTGCAGTGGAAATTGTGAACGCTGCTTCGTGAAGCACGGCACCGACCTTCCACACGTAGGTCACGTAGAGCGACACTTCGGTAGCCGTCGCGCTGGTGTTGATCGGCGAGTGCTGCACGAAGTTCCTGACATCACCCACGTTCATCGGACGCTCGGGCGTGTAGCCAGCACACGGCGCGGTGCCCCACTGAGCAATGGCAGCGGATGAGATGCTGTTAATGCGAGAAGCTGGAACCACCACCACCATGTCTTTCAAGTACACCGGCGTGCCCTTGGCAGCGGTCAGAGTTCCAAGCTGATTGGTTTCGTAGTTGTAGCCATGGTTGGCCACTAGCTTGGTCCAACCCAGATGCAGCGCATTGGGTGCCCCAAAGTGCGAGTACTGCATTGAGACTTGTCTGCCTTCGACCAATGTCTCAATGACTGCTTCTACTTCTTGCCGACCTTGGGTCGATGAGTAGATCTCGCCTGAAGGCAAGCCATAGGTGTAATACTGCTCGGCATAGCGGTACATCCGCTCGGCCTTGACACCGATACTGGCCACCAGCTCTTCCATGATGTAGTTCGGCAGGTCTCCGTCATTGAAAAATGCCTTGATGACCCCGGCTTTGATCGAGTTGGGGACGGACTCGTTGTTGACCACCCGGGACACTTGCGTGGCAACCCGTGTGACCTCTTCGCTTCCAAAAGGGTCCCATCCCATGTGTAATCCTGACTGTTTGCTTCAGATATGAAAAAAGGGAGCGCTTTGCTCCCCCTGTTTTTTGCCTTGAGGAGTTAGGCCCCCACCCCCGACAACAGCTTGGTCACCGCTCGGCCCACGGCTGAGTCGTTAAGCATGTTGGTGCCATCGGCAACCGTGCCTTCGTCCGTGGTTCGACGCACGTTCCAGCTGTCGACCATGACCTTGGCTGCCTTCTGTTCGGCATCGCGCTTAAAGCCATCGGTTTGAGCCACGTACAGGGCCTTCTGCCGGCCCAAGATGCTGTCGGCATCGACGCCCAAGGACAACGTTTGCGCACGCTCGGAAGCGGTCTTCTGGGTGAGCAAAGCAATCTCTTCGTTCACACGCAAGATGTTGGCCATGGTCAAGTCGTACTCGGCGCGCAGCTTGCACTCTTGGGCAACCAGCACCGTGTTCTCGGCTTCGGCGTTCAGCTTTTGCTGAGCGACCAGCTCAATTTGTTTGGTCAGCAGCTGCGCTTCCAGGTCTGCCTTCTGTTTGGTCAGGAGGAACTGGGTCGCTGTCTGCAGTACCTGTGTCATGGCACCCAGATAGACCTCAGCATACTCACTGCCCTTGATCCGATTCTTGCCAAACTCCGACTCAAGGTGAGCCGCAGCGGCTTGCATAAGGACGTCGAAGACGCCTGTGCCGTCCACCGCCTTGGTGGTCAGATCTGCATTGGTAATTGCTGTCATAGGTCTATCCGGGATTTGGTTTTAGTTTTCGATCGCGCCGCTCATGGCTTGACGTTGAGCCAAGTCATGCAGCTCTTCAGCATTGAGCTCAGGCAAGATCTCAATGGCGAACTCACGGATGAGCTTGCCCTTGCGAGACTTGTTGCCACGGCTGTCTGTGGTGGTCACGAAGACCTGGCACATACGGTCGGCCAAAGCCTTGTAGATGATGTTGGGGACGTGCCAACCTTCATCTGCGTTGAACGGAATGAACTTGCTGAAGGCACCCACGCGGGCATTGCCTACGCTGATGATCTCGCCTGGCCACTCGGACTTGGCTGGGTTCATGCAAGTCAAACGGATGCGCACCAAACGGGCAGCATCGTCTTTCAAGCGCTTGGTCTTTTGACCTTCTGTCTCGACTGCAGTGTTGATCACAGCGGCGGCAGAAGGTTCAGGTGTTTCGGGTTCAGTGGTTTCGCCAGCAACGGCAGCGTTCACTTTTTCGCGGAGCTTTTCCAAACCAATCGAGGGATGGTAGGTCACGCCCATCATGTCAGCGCGCGCTTTCAAAGCGACGAGCTCGTCTTGGGTCGTTGTTTGGATATCGGTGTCTTGAGTTTGTTCAGACATTGCGTTCTTTCAGAGTTGGGAAAAACAAAAGCGGGGAAGGAAGGTTGCCCTTCCCTCCCCTAGCGACTTACATCTTGGCTGCAGTCTTGATCAAAGCGATACGCTCTGGACGCAGGGCCATGAAGCCGTAGTACCACTTGATGGACATGAAGCCAGTCTCACCATAAGGATCTTCCTTGGTAGCCATCGCTTCACCAGGAGCCTTGTGCATGATCTTGAACTTCACGGTCTTGCCGTCGGTTTGGAAGCCGATGGTTGTGAAGGACTCATCGCCCACCACCAAGATTGGGAACACGTCGTAGCGACCAGCGGTCTCGTAGCAGGTGGCATCGCCAGAAGCGTCAGCACCGGCACCAGCCCACTTCATCATCTCGGGAACCACAACCAGACGGAACTGGTCAACGGTACCGACTTCACCGTTCAAAGTCGTGCCCACGGCATCGCCGTAACGCTCAACGCCCACGAATGCAGGGTTGTCGTGCAAGTCTTTCATCGCACGGAAGGTAGGCAGCAACTCGGAGCCGATGTAGGCCACGCGTGCAGACGGGATCGTCTTGGTGTCGATCATGCGCGAACCAGTGATGATCTTGGTTTGCTTGGGGCAACGGTTCTGATCCAACTGGATCGACACGCGCAGCAAGTCACCGTAAGACACCAAGTCAGAGCTTTGCACTTCGGCATTGGTCGTTGCGTCACCGGCGAAGCGAACCACACCAGCAGCGTTGATCAAGTCGATTTGCAGAGCATCTTCAGTGATCTCGTTGGCACCCAACAGCATTTCGCGGTTGATGTGTTCCATGAGTTCAGCGTCGGTGTCGAAGTCCATCGACTCTTGGGTGTACTCATCAAAGAAGCCGAACTTCTCGAGAGTGCCTTCGAGTTCGATACGCTTGAAGCCCACGCGGTTCACGCGGCCACCGGTTTCGCTCAAAGCAGGCATCTTGCCGGAGATCGTACCGATGTCCTTGCTGGTGCCGTAGAGGTTGCCAGAGCCTTGTTGAGACACAGCGCCGATGTTCAAAGCGACGATGGTGTTGGCTTTGGTTGCGTTGGCGACTTTGAAGTTCAAAGAACCAGTCACAGTCACGGTAGCCAAACCAGTACCAGCAGAGCCGTCAGAACCAGCAACAGCAGTGACGCCGTCCAAGTTGTCTTCGATGGCGGTAACAGCAGCACCCTTGCCAGCGTTTGCTACGGCGAGCACTGCGCGAGGCAGAGTCACGTAGTACTGGGTGTTGGTGATGGCCACGCCGGCAGCGTCAATACCTTGGTCGTTGATGTTGCGATCATCGAGCATAGGCATGTAGTGGTAGCGCTTGATCTTCTTGCCGTAGTTCTTAGGCATAGAAGTCGTGTCAGCCAACTGGCTGAAGAACTGCAGTTTTGGCAGTTCGACCAGGGCCTTCTTCGCGTAGAAGAAGTTTTGGATTTGAGAGCCGACGCTCGAAGCGCTACCGGCAGGAGGATTGTTGAATTGCATACCCATGATGAGTTTCCTTCGTTACAGAAATTGTTTGTTGACCTGCTTGCTGAATTCTTCGTCTGACATCGACAGGGGGTTGAAGTCCTGAGTACCAGAGTTGGGAACCACAGCGTTAGTGGAGCTTGCAGCTCGCTTTTTGTCTTTCAGCTTGTCGCCATCAACCTGCTTCGGTTTCGGTTGCACCACAACTTTCTCGGGGGCAGTGTCTGGCTTAGGCTGGGAGCTACCCTTGGCCAAAGCGTTGAACTCACCTCGAGCATGCAATGCGTCACCGACTTGCCGGTAGGCTTCGATGTCTGACACGCCATTCAAGCGACCAAACATGCGCTCGTTTTCAATCTCCTTCTGGATGCGGTCATAAATGCCAGTTGAAATGTGGTCATTGATAACTCGCAACAGCTGGGGATTTCCAGCGATCACATTTTTGCTTGCAGCGTCCCACTTAGTGCTAACAATATCGAGTGTCCGGGTGTACGAAGGAGTTCCTTGAATTTCATCAAGGACCGTATCCAGCTCAATCTCACGGTCGTCAACAGTGTAAGTAGACTGCTTGTATGCGCTTGCCTTATCAGCGTCAAGATCCATAGGATCAATGCCGCTGTCCTTAACTAGCTTGTTGATTGCGGCTGGGTCTTTACGATTCAGGTCAATCAAAAAGCTAATTTTTTCTTCGCTCAAGAGTTCTGCTTTTTCAAGCAGCTTCATGAGTTTCAGATTGGGTTTCAGAGCCGCCATCTTCTTGTTGTAGTTGGCACCCATCTGCATGAGCGTGATTGCCTCGTCGACGTTGCCGACTTGGATGTCACGGCCATTGGCCTTGAAGGGAGCCAGAAGACGCTTGTACTCTGTCTCAAAGTTAATTGTAGATTCATCTGCAGGCTTTTTCTCATCAGCAGCTGCAGAATCTTTTGCATCAGGTGTTTTACCGTCCTGACCTTCTACGGGTTTGGTGTCAACCGCGCCTTCAGCCGATTCCTTCTCGGCCGGCTTGGCAGCCGCCTCGTCGTCATCGCCTTCGGCCGGATCATCGTTCTTCTCGTCGTCCTCAGCAGCAGCTGGGTCGGCGTTTGAATCTTCTGGGTCGTCCTGAGTGCCCGCTTGGTCATTGCTGACCTGATCGTCATCTTCTTCCTCATTGGCTTCAGCAGTGCTTGCCACTGGACCAGTCATGTTTCGGATCTCTTCGTCCGACATGTTGAGGTAGTCAGGCTCTTGAACTTTGTTTTCAGTTGAGGCTTCAGACATGTTTATGCCTCCTCAGCTGCAATTTCTTCAATGGCCGCTTCGTCCTGCTCGATACTCTTGCGAGCCATGGCAGCTTGTTGGACGAGGGTCGTGAAGAACAGGTTCAGATTGCCGATTGCGTCGATCTGGGTGATGATCAACTTCTGCATCTCGGGAGATTGAAGCGCGGGATTGGACTTGGCCTGAACCAAACGGATTGCTTCTTTTTCGAAGTAGCCTTCCATCACAATGGTTTTGAAGTCCTTGTTGGACTTCAGACGCTCAAGTGCGTCGGCCAGCTCAACCAGCTTCTTTGCTGACTTGATGCTCTCTTCGATGACTTTGATTTGGTTACTCATTGTCTACCAGTGCTTTCAAAAAAGTTAATAGAGGAATGGACAGGGTTCTGTCCACTCCCCGATCATATTACTTTTTTGGTGCAGCCCTATTCAAAACGTACTCTTTTAAAAGATCGTGGCTTCGTTCTTCACGAGCAAAGTCATGTTCCATGGTCTTCGTTGCCATTTGCGCGCGGGCTTGCTCACCGTGCAATTCCTTGGCACGTTCCTGCTTGACCCCTGACTCGGTCTCCACAAAGTCGAGGTTTTTGAGGTCGGTGTCGGACTGTACGTTTGCAGCCACAGCTTGCTCGGTACCGGACTTGGCAGCATTCAACTGAGCGGTTGCCTGGTGCTGCGCGGCCATGGCGTTTTCCTTGGCAATCTGCGCTTTGAGCAATTCGATCTTGAGTTGCTTTTCTTCTTGAACCAAAGGATCAGGCTGAGCTTGGAAGGTCTCCACGCGGTGCGCAAAGTCAGGCATCTTGCGAAGACGAGCGATGTCGGCCAGGATCATCTTGACCATGTCGGGATCGCCATTGGGGCCCACGGTCTGGAGCAAGAAGGCCAGCTGCTCGGCCTTGTTGTTGTCTTCTTCGGCAGTGCTGATCGACAGCTTCAAGTCGAAGTTGCCACCCAGGTCGTCGCGGCGGATCACGGCAAACTCGTCGTTTGTGATGCGCACGACTTCTTCTTCGCTCAGGAACTCAGCGTTCATGCTGATGATCTTGCGACCGATGCGAACCATGCCATTGGACAAGCGACGCAGAATGCCGAGCTCGCGCTTGGATGCAGCGTCCAGTGCACCGCGCACGCCGGCGGCCACATCACCCAGTGACTGGCCAGAGACGCCTTGGCTGTAGGCCTTGACGCCTGTGATCGACTCGGCTTCCATGTTCTGGAGGCTCAGCATGAACTGGGCTGACTGTGGGATCTCAGGGTAGGTGTGCATGAAGACACCTTGGCGAGGATCGACGTTCGCGTTGAACTCGTAGTCCAGACCCTTGTCGAACTTGCGGCGGTTCGTGGCATCGAGCATGTCCTTGCGGATACCCGTCTGGCCGTTGGCCGACTTGCCCATGATGTCGATCATGCCGCGCGTGACGGCACCAACCACCTTCTGGTTGTCTTCCAAGAGCGCGCCGTCTGGCTCGCCGTAGATGGCTTTGCGCACCGGCAGGTACTGCTCGATTACGAACGGGATCTTCTTGTCGGGGTATGGGTTTTCTTCCATGCGGATCATCGTGTCGCCCACCCAGGCGGCCACGAACGGCTCGGTCTTGCCGTTGCCATCGACGTCCCAAAAACCCCAGTACTCGTGCACCACAATTTTTTTGCGCGGGGCGTCCTGGAAGTTGAAGCTGCGCACACCGTCTGACGGGGTGTGGTCGGGCGTGCCCAAGACGGTGTTGCCGTCGACGTTCACGTACTGCAGGTTCTTGTAGCGCTTGTCCTTCTTCAACTCCGACATGGAAGTCTCGAAGGTGTAGATCAGGAAGCCTGCCTTGTCGATGTTGCCCAAGCAGGTGGGATCAACGATGACGTTTCGGAAGTCACAGACTTCCAGCGTTGGTCGGTTCACCAACGTCTTCATCTGCTTTTCTTTTTTGGAGCCAACGATCACAGGCTCGATCGGCTGGCCCTGCTCCTTGTAGAGCTCGTGTGCTTGCTTGAGTTCCTCGGGTACATCGGTCATGTACTCGCTGGGGGACTCTTCTTCCATCTGGTCCAGATGCTCGTGCATCGGGCCGTATTCTGGGTTGACCACGTACTGGACATCTGGCACGTCGACTTCGACTTCTTCTTCCTGGAAGTCCCAACCCACTCGAACAATGACAGTACCTTCGTCGACAGCGGCTCGCACGTATTCGTCGACGAACTTGGTCTTGTCCACATGCACGTTGAACTGGTGATTCAAAACCAGTTCATTTTGCTTTGCTGCATTGCGGTCTTCCCAAGTCACAGGACGCACGTTGAACACGTCGTCGGTGCTGAGGAATGGCTCGCTCAATGCGGCATATCGCCACTCGGCTTGTTTTCGAATCAGCTTCGGAACAATGCTCGAGTTTCCTTTGGGTGTATTGACCTTCGCTGAACCGGTGACGTTCAGGTTGTCAAGCCACTCGCCGATCTTGGTCTTCTGAAGATTGTGGGTGGGTTTGGCAAAAATCAAATCTTGCTTCAACGTGCCCAACTTAGGTGGATTCTTCCACTTGGTCAACGCAGGGGCTTCGAGCCCTAGCTGTACTGCTTGTGTATCGTTGTCGGTCATAATCTGCGTCGTTCTTTAGGTACCTAAGATCATCCCGTTAAACCTTGAAAGTAAACAGAATGGACATTCAATCTCTTCATCAGGCATTCATTATGCCAACAAAGGCTTCTGACAAAGCAGGAGCATTCGACATCTTTATGCCTGAGGCGGGTGTAGCCACCGGTTTGAGCCAATTAGTTGGTCTCGGATTTGCAGCTGCAGTTCCCGATGGCCATGTGGCTTTGTTGCTGCCCCGCTCGAGTGCCGGCGCTAAACACGGTGTCGAGTTGAACAACACTTGCGGTGTCATTGACTCCGATTATCGCGGAGAATGGAAGGCAGCGATACGAACCAAGAACAAAGTACCCTTTAGCTGGGCTGCTGGCGACCGAGTTCTGCAGTTTTTGGTGGTACCGATCGCCAATATCAGCCTAAACCAGGTGGATTCTCTCGATGAAACCGTTCGCGGGGAAGGTGGATTTGGGTCGACCGGCAAGTAAAACCCGATGAACCAAAGAAAAAAGCCCCTTGATTGGGGCTTTTTTCATGGGCAAAAGGTTTACCACTTCACTTTGTCTGCCCAGTAGGCTGCACTCATCTTGCCTTTGGCGATGTTCTTGGCATGTCGAGCCTTGAATGCCTCGTTGCGCTTGGAGCCATCGGGCGAACCCTTGACCCCTTGCTGCCCAAAGCGGATGGTCTTGACCGTCTCACCCACCTTGGCCACAACGATGTGGCTTTTGCTGCCATGGCCCGGGGTGCGCTTGGGCTTGTTGTAGCCGCTGACCCCTGCGCGCGCAAGTCTTGAATCGGTAGCCATCAGACCCACCCACCTTTCTGCAGGCGGTTGTACTGGGTGCCATGATCGATTTGCAGGTTCTTGTTCTCGAGCTCTTGACAAGCCAGCTCGTACTTTTGGAAGTACGTGTTGCCGGTGTTGTCTTCGCCGCCGATGCCGATTGGGGTGTGCACGCGCGAGGCAATGAAAAGCAGCAGCGCTTCGAGATGGGTCTCGGGCAGATCGATCTCCAGATCTTCTGGCTCCACGTCCTCGGCTTCGAGCTTCGGATGGTTGGCTCGGAAGTGCACAGTCAGCGCGCTGGTTTTCAGGTCATCGGGCAACCAGTCTGCGCGGGCCACGATGTCTGCCGGCACCACCAACATGCGCTGGCTCGGGGTGTTCATCGACAGCGCATCGGCTGGGTTGTTGACCCCGAACTCATAGCCCAGATCCGAGTAGATGTTCTCGACCTTGAGCAAGTCATCACGGAACGGCATGCCGGTGTCGTTGATGAACTTGACTGCTTCACGGCTGCGGGTGTTGGTGACAGCGTACTTGCTGTTGAGCGCATACATCGTCACACCGGGCTGAAGCACCAGCTTGAACTGACCGCGCTTGAGGTTGAAGCGCTTGTAGAGCGCCGTCAAACCAAGATTCACATGGGCCACCAGCTTGGGGTAATCCTCAGGGCGGACTGTGCCGGCCGCGCCCCCACCGATGGAGATTTGAGAGAGCTCACCGTAGGTCAGCTGATCGAAGATTTCTTTGAGTTTCATGGTAGTTCCTTACACGATGTACGACGCCATCCGGTCAGTAGGCTCGTCGTCAACGTCGAGTTCCCACATCCCATCGCCCGTCCCTGCAGATTTCATCGGCGCTTCCTCCGATGGCTTCCAAGGGGTCAGTGACGACAACATCGAGATCGTGTCGATAAAGTCATCGTGCTTGCTGCGGAATCCAGACACGGAAACCAGGCTTAATTCATTCATGGCTTCTTGGATTGTAGGCTCGGTCTTCTTCTCTAATGGGAAAAAGACTTTCCGTGCTTTGAACAGAGGAACCACGGTATTAAACCGAACGAGTTTGTTGGTGTTGGGCCGGATGCCGGGCTTTTGTTCATTGCCTTCGGTTGCAAGAGGAAAGTAAATATTCCTCTCCAACATTTGTCCCTGTATCCATTGGATGAAACCGCCCTGTTGGCCAGTAACTTCAATGCCCACAGACTGTGGCTTGTAGATCTGCGATAAACGGAAGAGGTCATTGATGTTCTGGTCCATGAGTTGACGCTTACACACCCCATCCACCCAGAGCCAGTCGCCCACATTGTTGTAGGCCCACACGCTGATCACTGAGTAGTCGGCCTTGTCCTTGAGTGAGGTGGCAAAGTCAGTGGTGATGTAGAAGTTGAAACGGTGCTTGTTCCTCAGAACCAAGTCGATGCTGTACCAGCAGATGTCTGAGTCCTGAATCATTCGATCTTCTTCACTCATGATTCGCAGCATCAGTTCCTGGTTGAACGTATCGATCTTGCCCAGCTTCACCGCGTTGTCGTACTGCTGCTTGACATAGTCGTAGGTGAAGCGGTCAGGCCATGAGCCACGGAAGTCTTCACGGCTACACGGGTACTGCTCGCACACAGGGAACACGTTGACACCCCAAGCACCCGACTCAACGGCCTTGTACAGCGGGTCTTTCGCATTGAACGGTGTACCAGACCAGATGATCATGTTCTTGGTCGGGTGAAGCGCGTAGTCCACCGCTTTGTAGACGGTGTCCTCCACAGCCGCAATCACAGTGGCGGAGCGTGCGTCCTCATCGCTGATCAAGTCATCGAGCACAGCCAGCTGCGGGCGTTTGCCCAGCTCTTTCGCACCGCGCACACCGGTTTTCGCGCCGTAGCCCTTGACGATGAAGACCTTGCCGTCGGCATTCTTGAATTCCCAGCGGATGTCGGTGAACCGGATGTCCGGCACGTACTGCTTCAGGAAATCCGAGTTGTCCCAGCGGAACTCCAAGTTCTTGCGCATGTTCTTGACCCCGTTCTCGATGGAGTCGGAGACATAGAGCGCCAGGTCGATCCGGCCGAACCCGGGGATCTCACCGTAGGTGGCGATGTAGAGGAACAGGTACTCGCCCATCACAGTGGTCTTGGCGATACCGCGGTGGCACAGGTTGATGATTCGCCGGCCGCCATAGGTGATCGTGTCCAGCATCCGGTAGTGAACGAGCGGGGTCTTGTTCTCCTCACCCTGCGCGCCGTTGACGAGCTTGATGAAGGTGACGAACTCGAGCGCAAAGTCGCTGGGAACGTAGTTGGGATCGACCAGGTAGCTGGTCTCATTCAGATATTGCTCAACTGTCCAGGGGGCCAGCGCTTCTGCGACGGGATCAATCATCGAACCTCCGATTTCGTTTCTCCGCGTAGCGGCCCTCAACATCCCAGCCGGCGGTAACCAGCATCCAAAAGGTGAAGCATCCAAACACCCCACCGATCCACAGGCCGACCTCTTGATCAAACTGGTAAATCAGCGCGCCCCATCCGGCACCCATGAAGACCGCGGACATCAGGCAGGTCAGGACGAACAGCCCCTGTTCAGCCAACTTACGCATTGCTGACTTCTTTGGCTTCTACATCCACGGGCTCGTGAATGATTCGGCTGTGGGCCACCTCTTGCGCATTGGTCGACCCTGACTCCATGGCCAAGCGCTGCGCGCGGGCCAGTTCCATCGTGGCTTGGCGGAGCTGACTGATGGAGCCGTCTTCCTTGACCTTGACATCGAGCTCGACCTTCTGGGTCTCGGGCATCTTCAGATGCGTGAGCAGGGAGTTGGCGGCATCGCTTCTCACCTTCTCGCTCTTGGCAGACACCATCAGATCAGCCTGCACGTTCAACGCGCGCTGGTACATGTCCTGGTTCAGGACATAACTTGGGATCAGGGTCTGCTCGAAGATCAGGTTGACGAGCTTGCTCTTGTTGTAGGCCGTGACATAGGACGCAATGTCCTTGGCCGTCACACCTTGAGCAGCGAACCTGGTGATCTTGTCGGGGAAGGTCTTGGAATAAGCCTCGATGTTCGTGGCCCCCATCAACTTGTGGCTCACGTACTTCACGGCATTCACATACTCCTGCACCTTGAATCGGCCATCGGCCATCACCTTGGTGTAGCTGAGCAGGTTATCCCGGTAGCTCTCATACATCTCGGGATCGCCAAGAGTCGTGTTGATCTGGTCGATCAGCTCTTGGTTGATGGACTTCTTCACCTTATCGGGAAGGGCCATCTTGAATTGGTCTACTGTCAGAGCAGTCATGGTTTTCCTATAAAAACACCTTATAGGGTGCATATAGTAAACCAAAAAGAAAAGACCTAAAAGAGTGTACTACTTAATAGTTACAGTACAACCATATATACGGAGTATAGGGAGGAACCACCAAAGACAGCGGGTGCCCGCAGTTTAACGAGAAAACAATCCCCTCGACTTTGGTCAAGAATCACTGCCTAATTTTTAGGCACAGGTTTTTGGGGAAAATAAAAAATAGGTACGGATGCAGGACTGACTGTGTTTACACATCAATACCAACTACCCCCCCCCTATACGCTGCGCCCTGGCATAGCGTTTCATCCGCACTCCGTGCACTGGTGGGCAATCTCGCCCTCCATTCCTAGGAGTACTCAACATGTTTGGAGCAATCATCAACGTCGTCATCTCTGTTTGCCTCGCACTACAGAAATACGCGAAAGCATTCGAAGCCTCAGGCGACATGGTCAACCGTGTCGTCACCGTCGCTGACAAGCACGTCCAGAACTGGGAACTTGAGCAAGACCTCAAGATCTCAGAAGTCAAGGCCAAGGTTCTCGCCAACAACAAGAAACCCTAAGCCCAAGCCCACTTCGGTGGGCTAAAGCCCTCTACACATTCAACACATAGAGATAGTCAGTTCTTAGATAGAACTGTCTCTCCAATCTACTGCACAGCACTCCGTGCTTCAGTGGATACCGATACCCATCGGGTAGAGGTTTTGTGAGAGAAGGCTGAGCAACGCCTCAGTTCTCTAAATCCCCTCAGTTAGTCAGCACTAACTCACCTCATCCTCATTCCGATATCAACCCGATATCCAAACCCAATTCCAAGGAGCATCTCAATGATCACGCGCAAACAAATCTCTCGTCTGTTCTACATCTACACCGAAGCCTCTGTGGCTGTGATGTTGGGCTTCTTCTCAATCATCGAACTCGCCTGCTACTTCGTAGTGCCTGAGTTCTTCCAACCACTAGCACTCGGCGGAGCCGTGGTGCTTGCCTTCATGACCATCTCTTTGGTGGTCTACATCTACAACTGTGAAAAGAAATGGAGTGAGTAATGTCACGAGCCCAACTGTCCGTCGAAACCCTAGCTGACATCTATTCCGCATGGTGCCAAGCCTTGCCTCCACTTCAGGTGGCCAAGGCCCTGCGCTTGGTGCCTAGCACTGTCATCACCGAGTACGTCCGTCTGGACGATCTCGTCCTTCACTCTCAAACCAAGGGATAACCCTATGAAAACCAAACTCATTACTGCTGCTCAGACCATCCTTGCCATCGCCCTTTGGGGTGGCATTGGGGCACTTCTCGCATGGCGAGGCTGAGCATTGATCTATATCAATGCCTGACACAACTCTTACATCTGACCTGCATTCACATGGTGCTACCTTCCGGCCCTGCTGTGTGTGTGGTCATGGGACAGCTGCGGTTTTGGGCTCCGCCCAAAGGTGGCAAATCCTGCCTTCTATCCTTTAACTCTGGAGATTCTCATGGCCTTCAATCAATCCAACGCACAGCGTACTGAAACCCAAGCTAACGACAGCTGGAAAGCCCAAGGCTTCCTGAACCTGTACTTGCCCAGCAAGAACGGTCAGCGCAAGAAGCTCGGCGCTATCCCTCTCAAAGAATCCAAGCACAGCGAGAAGCATCTGCTGGCCTGGCTGAACGAAGATCCCAGCCGCGTTGCTCAGATCCTGGCCAAGCTGGAGATCGAGTACCAGTCGGCAACACCGGCTGATGCCTCGGGCTTCGCGCTCGGCGACTAAGCATCGGGTTCCTCGACCCAAGACCACTGCCCTAACGGGTGGTGGTCTTTTTTTGTCCAGTCGATTCTCAGCAGAGACAGTCATGCCCTTAGTTTGGACTCCGTCCGTGGCTGGCGCTTTTGCCAGATTCCATAGACGAGGAACCCATGGAAACCATCAAACAAGTCATCCTGCAAGAGATGAATGAGGAGCGGTACAACCGCAAGCACATCGATGCCAAGATCAAAGACTTCATCCTTCACGACGTCCGGACTTCTGAACAAGTCTTCATGGGCGTCATGCTCGTAGAGAAATACATCGCTGGTGAGTACTACCCATCCAAAGCCAAGCGTGTAGCTCAGCTGCACCAACTGGACATCCCAGCACTGGTGATGGAGATGTTCATCGGCGTGGCCTACTGCCTCAAGCCTGAGCTCTTCACATCCGTGAGTGCCCAGATTGCCTGCCGTCTGAAGTTCTCTGATCGCACTGAAGCCATCACCACGGTAGCGGAGCTACTTGGTGTGCTGTGCCAAACAGATGCCTTCGACATCGACAAAAAGGACAAGATGGCAAGCCTTGAACTGGTGTCTCGCCTGAATCTGCCAGCCAATCTGGTGGACTTCATCGAGAACTCTCAATACTTGCCACCCATGGTGTGTGAACCACTGGAACTGACCCACAACTTCAGCTCCGGCTACCTGACCCACAACGATTCGTTGATCTTGGGCACAGGCAATCACCACGATGGTGACATCTGTCTCGATGTTCTGAACCTCATGAACCGCGTGGCCCTGCGACTCGATACGGACTTCCTCAGCACTGTTGAAGAAGAACCCACCTTCGAGATCGATACTCAGGACAAAGAAGACTTGTGGGCTGACTTCAAACGTCAGTCATACAAGTTCTACAGCCTGATGGTGCAGTGTGGCAACCAGTTCTATCTCACCCACAAGGTGGATAAACGTGGCCGCATCTATGCCTGTGGGTACCACATCACCACGCAAGGCACCGCGTTCAAGAAAGCCTCGATTGAGCTCGCTCATGAGGAGATCGTGACAGGTGCACCATGAGAGCCACCTACTTCTGGTACCAGGACAGGCTGGTTAACATCAGGCCTCAGGTTCGAACCGAGTCATTCGAGCAAGCCGTCATGCACAAGTACAGGTACTGCCCTTGTGTAGACGACTTTGAGACTGAACCCAACATGCGTTATGGCATTTGGGCTCAAGACGACAGTACTCGCCATTGGTCAGCGATCTGGGAAACCAGACATATCCAGGAATTCCCAGCTGAGTTCAGGGCACACCTACTTCTGTTGGGGGTGTCATGAGCCGGCCGTACTACCTCTGGAAAGGTGGCGATGTCCTGATCTGCAACGACTGGAGCAGCGCCTCCCAAGAAGACAACTACTTCGTCTTTGACCCTGTCGAAAATGAAGCTGACGACCGTTGGGGTGTCATTGTCAAAGGCAGATGGTGGCCACGCGATGTGGACTCCATCCCAGCTGAGTTCAAAACCAAACTACTTATCCTAGGAGCATTTCAATGAAAGAGTTTTACGTATGGGCCGGTGGAAAGCTCCTTGAGTTTGACACCTGGTCTGAAGTCCGCAAGTACAAACGTGCGTGCTTGTACAAACCCAAAGCCGTGCTGCACCAATGGCGTTTTGTGCGCAAGCACAAGTGGATAGGGTCTGAGAAAGAAAAGATGCCCAAGGAGTTCATCCTGGCACTTCTCATCATGGGCGTGCAGGCATGAAGTCTCGCTACTACCTGTACCGCATGGGCAAGTTTGTCGAAGCCACTGACAATGCAAGCCTCTGGGAATACCAGGGTTACTACTGCCTCGACATGGGTGTTGATCGCCAATCCCCAACCTGGGGAATGGTGCTCGGTGGACATCTTCGAGAAGTCAAGCCAGACAACTTCCCAACAGCCTTCAAAGCACATCTACTCATCCTGGATGTGCCGTGATTGTCCGTCTGTACTACGCCAACCAGTTGCTCCAGCAATGGTGGAGAAGCAGCCACTTCTCCAGCCTGGGTGGCATTCCCTCTGACATCCGAGAGACCCATGGTCTCGAGGTCTACAACGGTGGGTACATCTCATGTACTCCCAACAATCACCACGGCACCGAATGGTACCGATGTGACCTCATCCCAGTTCGACAAATAGAAGTTCCCAAAGAACTTCTCGTTCTAGAACTCCTCAACCCTCCATAGAAACCCATCATGAAATTCTTCACAGGCTACCAATACCTTCTAATCGACGCTGCTACGCAGTTCGGATTGGACAAACTGACCTTCGAAGCCCGCATTGCGTGGACTGAGAAGAACATCAATGACCTCGAGTCATTGGCCACTCAAGCTGAGACCAAGCCGCTCTACCTCAAGGCTGTTCAAGCCATCCGCAAGGCCCAGCAAGGCTTGCCCATGGGCCATCTCGTCGGTGTCGACGGTACCTGCTCTGGCATCCAAGTCATGTCAGTCCTCACGGGCTGCGAGGCAGGTGCTCGTGCGACCGGTCTCGTTGACCCTGATGTGCGTGCCGATGCCTACACCGCGTGCACTGAAGCCATGAATGTCATCCTCGGTGGCAATCTGGTGGTGCCGCGTAGCGACGCCAAGCAGGCCCTGATGACGTCCTTCTACGGCTCCAAGGCCCAGCCGAAGTCCCTCTTCGGTGAGGACACCCCAGAGCTGGCTGCCTTCTACCAGGCTGCCAAGACCATTGCACCGGGTGCCTGGGAACTGCTCCAAGACCTCTTGGCCAGCTGGCAACCCTACGCACTCAGCCATGAGTGGGTGCTGCCTGACGGCTACGATGCCCGCATCAAGGTCATGACCAAGAAGGAAGCCCGCATCGAGGTGGACGAATTGGACGGTGCCAGCTTCACCTATGAGTTCTACGAGAACCAAGGGCAGAAGTCTGGCCTGAGCAATGCCGCCAACCTCACCCACTCCGTGGATGCGTACATCCTGCGCTCCATGCACCGCCGCTGTAACTACGACCGCGCGCTGGTGGAGTACGCAGCTGGCCTGCTCGAGATCGAGATGATTGCCCGCAACCTGGGCCAAACCATGCAACCAGCGGATTCACAAGATCCGGTGTGCGTGTATCTCGAGCACTTCCAGCGCAGCACCGTGGCTGATGTGGTCATCCTGCCGTATCTCACCCCTGAGAACACCGGCTACTTGTCCAGCAAGCACCTTGAAGCCTTGGCCACCATCGTCAATGGCATGCTCCAGTACCAGCCATTTGAGCTCGTCACCATCCATGACGAGTTCAAGGCACACCCCAACAACATGAACTGGGTGCGCTGGCAGTACAAGGAGATCATGGCTGAACTGGCCGATAGCTTCTTGCTGGACGACCTCTTGAGCCAGATCCATGGCACCACGGGCTACTTCCCCAAGTTGAACCACAACCTGGGCGATGTCATCCGCCAGTCCAACTATGGCCTTTGCTAAGCTCAAGAAACGGCCTTACGTGTCACTCTTCAAAAAGTGCACTGAGTGCAAGTACCACATCCTCAGGGATGAGGGGTACAGCAACTACACGGTTGAGGGCACTGCCTTCAACTGTGCACTGGGGTTGAACCCGCACGCACCCTTCGACAACTTCTATTCCAAGGCCCCTGAGCTGAACTTTGCAGAGTCCTGCACGAGCTTCAAGTCGGGTCTAGGACTTCAGATAGATGTCGATGGGGAAGTCATGGACAACTTGACCCCAGCTCAAGAAGAACTTCTCGAACTCGAAAAGACTTCCATGCTGATCAAGCAGATCTGATCCAAGCAGGCGCCTACCCGGCGCTGGGCGATTGGGAAAATTGGGGCTCACCGAAAAGGTGGGCCCTATTTTTTTGCCCAAAACCAAAAACTTCTCAACCGATATCCTGACTAGGTCAGGATTTCATTTTTTGACTATACCCAGCCGATAGGCTGCACAAAACCAAGAAAGCTATCCATGACCCAGCCAGAATCTCCCCGCGAGTCACTGGACGACCTTAAAAAGAAGGTCTCCCAACAGATCCGCCGCATTCATCCCATGACCACTTTAGACTTCGAAGCCTTGGACAAAGCCATGGACCAGTACGAGGAAGCCCAGCGCAACAAGAAGCTGCGTGAATGGTTGATTTACCAAGCACCTCCAGGCGTCTATGACCTGTTCCTCAAGGAACGGCAAAAGCAAGTCCAGCTCATGATCCAGCGCAGCAAGTATGCCGCTGGTGTCTGGACCTTGTTGTGCCTTTTCATGGTTGGCCTTGCTGCCTATCAGATCTACATAGGCTGGAAGGTCATGGCACCATGAAAACCATCTTTATAACCATCGCCTCGACAGTCCTGGCGACCACCGTGTTGCTCGCTGCAGTGACCTTTTATTACCTCAGCCAAAAACCAAAGGTCTACACATGCCAGAAGATCGAGACGATTTAAACCCGGACGATCCAGACGGCTTGCTTGAAAAGCAACCTGAGGACGAAGACGACGACGAGCCTATTTGCTCAGCCTGCAATGGCTCGGGCGAAGGCATGTATGACGGCTCCACCTGCTACAAGTGCCATGGCTACGGCCATGAGCGCTGTGAGAAAGACGATGAACCATGATCAAGACAGTACTCGCAGACGGCGCACCGTGGCCAGTTTATGAGCCCAAAGTTGGGCGAAAAGAAATTTCGCCCAAATCGCCCAACCCAAAAATTCGCCCAAAACCAAAGAAAAAACCCAGCAAGATTGCCCGCACTGATGCCAAGTACATCGAGTGGGCAGGAAAGACGTTAGGAACTGTTTTATGAAATACCGTGACCTCCTTGCCTACCCTGTCATGTACGCCATTGCGTATGTGCTCATGGGCTTCATCAATTGGAACCGTGATCCTGAAACCTGGAGCGTTGCAGCTCGAGTGATCTGGATCATCTGGGGAACCATCTGGGGCATGGCCCTGCAATACCGACTCAACCAGGACATCAAATGCCAAACCCTGACAACACCATCGCCTGGGAAATAAAAAACCACCGCCTCAAGCACCACTTGACTGAGGCCGAGTACCACAAGCTCTCCTCTAAGGTGCGCCAGTGGTACCGACCCTACGTGGCACCCGTTCCCAAGTGCCGCTGCTGTGGCACTACTGAAAACCTCCATGAAGATCTGGGTAGCGGCGGGCCATACCGCTGCAATTCACCCGACTGCATGGTCTTCTGAAAGCACACCATGAGTTGCCACATCTGCAGCAAATACGACTGCATGGGCGGTTGCATGGACAAAGTCCTCAACAAGCCCGTTGCACCGTTTACTGAACTCGTCCTTGGCTATGACAAGGCAGGTAAACCCATCCACGAAGCCAAGCCTGGCTACGTCTACACCCACGCATTCATCATGTGCCGCGAATGTGCAGGGCCCATCCGGGCCTGTGGTGGTCCGTCCTACGGAAGCATCTGCATTCACTGCCATGAAACCTTAAACAAGAAAGCATCATGACCCATGACACCTCTGTACCTCAAATTTCTCAGCCACTTGGCTGACATCAACCCATCCAAGCACTTCACAGTCGACTTTACCGCCGAGAAACTCCTCGACATCATCGGCTGCTGCCACTTTCACGAGCCTTTGACCGTCACTGAAGCCATGCAGCTTCAGGAGATTGGCTCACCAGCCACCATTCACCGCAAGATCGACGATTTACTGATTGCCGGACTCATCTGGCATGAACAACTCGGCGACAACCGCCGTACCAAATACCTCAGGCTCACTCCAAGGGCAGTTGCGTATTACGCACTGCTTAGTGAAGCCATGGTCAACGCCACTCTGGAAGGAAATTAAGCCATGACAGTCAAATGCCTTGATGAACACACCAAGAACTTCATTGCTGCTGCTTATCGTGAAGGTGTCTACGACACCGATGAGCTTGCTGAGATGAACGACGTCTCTAAACGCACCATCAACCGTGTGTGTGTTGAGTTGGGCGTCAACAAGTTCCGTGTGTCCCGTCCTCGTAAACAACTCGAGCTGCCAATCAGCATGGAGCCTTCAGCTGAAGACATCCAAATTCCTGAAGTCCCAGCTCCTGTTGTTACCCCAACTCCACCTGCACGCTCTTTCAAAGACGCCATCTTGGACTTCATTGCCAAGACCATTCTGCATTTCAAGAAATGACCCACTCTGCCGTCAACCCTCAGCCGCAACTCCGCGCGGCACCTATGGGCCTTTTCCCCACCATGGGAAGCCTCCAGGAAGTCATCGACTTCGCTGACTCCAAACTGCCCATCATGGACAAAAACGACCTGTTCAGCCTCCTGATGACCTACCACAACACCCTTCTGAAAGTTTCATCGTGCAAGTAAAAATCAACCAAGCCACCGCCATGGTGACTGACTTCATCAAGGCCAACATCGTTCCGATGGTCCATGGCTCACCTGGTATCGGCAAGAGCCAGATCGTGGCTCAGATCGCCAAGGAATACGGTCTCAAGCTCATCGATTTGCGCTTGAGCCAGTGTGACCCTACCGACCTGGCTGGCTTCCCACAAATCGATGTGGCTCGCCAGAAGGCAGGCTACCTGCCCATGGACACCTTTCCCTTGGAAGGTGAAGAACCACCAGCTGGCTACAACGGCTGGCTGCTGTTCTTTGACGAAGCCAACTCAGCTCCCAAGGCCGTGCAGGCAGCTGCCTACAAGGTCATCCTGGACCGCATGATTGGTCAGCGTTCGCTGCACAAGAACTGCGCGCTGGTAGCGGCCGGCAACCTCGAGACAGACGGCGCGATCGTGGAAGAAATGTCCACCGCGCTGCAGTCACGCTTGGCTCACATAGAGCTCACCGTGGATGCTGACTCGTGGGTGGAATGGGCTCAGAACAACGACGTCCATCACATGATCACGAGCTTCATCCAGTTCAAACCTGGCCAGCTCTACACCTTCAAACCAGACCACACCGACAAGACCTATGCGTGCCCACGCACCTGGGAATTTGCCAACCGTGTGATGAAGGTGACCGAAGACGGTTCTCCCAACCGTTTGCCCATGCTGGCCGGCACCTTGAGCGAAGGCGTGGCCCGCGAGTTCCTGACCTTCGTCAAGATCTTTGCTGACCTGCCCAAGATGGCTGCAATCGTGGCTGCCCCTGAAACCATCAAGGTACCCAACGAGCCATCCATTCTCTACGCGTTGACTGGTTCCTTGGCCCACAACGCAACGACAGACAACTTCGGTTCGCTCATGAAGTTCATCTCTCGCTTGCCTGTGGAATTCCAGGTGGTCACCATGCGTGAAACCATCCGCAGAAACAAAACTATGATGAGCCACGCTGCCGTGCAGAAGTGGGTCACAGAGTCTGCGGCCAAACTGTTCTAACCCAGCCACCTTAGGGTGGCTTTTTCTTGAAAGCCAGCATGTTCGCTACGCTAAAAAAACTGTTGAAGAAACCATCGGCCGAAGTCTTGGCCATGGAATCCCTCGAGGAAGCACGACGCTGCTACCTCACCTCCAAAGCATCTGCCGAATACCACGGCAAAATGGCTGAGTACTACCTAGCTGTCGAAGACCGCTTGACCAAGTACCTGGCCAGCAAACGGTGATGCCATGGGTGATCGGACCTCCGTCACCCTGACAGTGCTCAAGGCGCAGGCTGCAGCAGCAGAAGCGCTGTTTGAGTATGCACCTGACCACCATAGCGAAGACATGGGCAGCATGGCGCTGTCCTATTTCAATTTCTATGAAGTCAACTACGGCGATCTACCGTTTCTCGACGCGCTTCAAGACGCCGGCATTGCTTTTGATTCCGACTGGGATCATGGCAGTGAATACGGCTCTGGCTGCGACTTCTGTCGATTCCGCCCAGATGGCACTGTTCAGCGCAACGACTACTCAGACGAGTACAAAAACCCCGACTTGCATCGGATGATGGGAATGCTGGATGAACCAGAGGCCTTGAAAGCCTATATTCTGGATCACCACAAAAACGTCACCCCATTGCCCTGGGACAACCAAGTGGAATACGGCAAGCTGTATCTCACGCAAAAACTCATCAACCCTGAAACCTGATTGAGCCCATAGGGCTCGCATGCCCTATGACTCACGAACTCACACCCCAAGACGCGCTGAACAAAGCCAAGATTGCTCTGATGAGCAAGCCTGACTCAGCGTTCTTTACCACCCTTGCCTTCTCGCTGATCCACGAGTTCGACAACTCGGTGCCCACGGCAGCAACAAACGGCAAGCGCGTCATCTACAACCCCGATTTCTTCATGAGCTTGAATCATGAAGAGCGCGTGTTCTTAATGCTGCACGAGGCTATGCACTGTGCCTACCTGCACATGGAACGCACCGATGGCTATTGCCCAGACGTCTTCAACGTCGCAGCCGACCACGTCATCAACCTCCAGTTGAAAGAGCGTGGTTTCAAAATGCCTGAGTGCGGCATTGCCAACCCCGACTACACAGGCCTATCTACTGAGGAGGTCTACCACATCATCATCAAAGAAGGTGGCGGCAATGGCGGAGGCGGTGTTCCAGGCTTTGGCCCAGACCTGCAGCCACCTGCCGGCGGTTCTACCCCGGAAGCCAAGGAACAACTCAAGCAAGACATCCAAGACATCCTGTGTCGCGCTGCGATGCAGTCAAAAATGAGCAACGACAAGCCTGGGTCCATCCCCGGTGACATCGAGCTCTTCCTGGATCGCTTGTTGAATCCCAAGCTGCCGTGGAACCGCATCCTGCAGAAGTTCATGAACTCGTTTTCAAAGAACGACTACAGCTTTCGCAAGCCCAACCGTCGCTTCTTTCCGCAGTTCATCCTGCCCAGCATGTACGGAGAAAACCTCTGTGACCTGGCAGCGTTTGCAGACATCTCAGGCTCGGTAACCGATCACGAGTTTCACGTTCAGCTGTCAGAGACAGCAGGTGTGATGCGCATGATGAAGCCAAAGCAAATTCTCTTTGGCCAGTTCGATACCGAGATCAAGCAGATCGACAAAGTCAATGATCTCGCCGACATGCGCAACATCCATTTCACCGGCCGTGGCGGCACGATGATCGAGCCCGTTTTCGAGTGGGCCAATACCAACAAACCGCAGCTGTTGTTGATCTTCACCGATGGCTATTTCCGTTGGCCAGCCGAGCTCACCACCAAGGTGCCGATCGTCTGGTTGATCTACAACAACCCTGAATTCACTGCGCCGATTGGCAAGGTCATCCACTATGAAATTAAAGAATCGCACTGACATTTTTGAAGCTGTCAAAAAGGTCAATGAGCAGATCAAACCCAACTACATGATTGTCGAGCTCTCGTACAACCGGAAGTTGGTGCTGCCTCATGACGCCGGCATTGCCTTCATCAACGCGTTGAAAGACGCCGAGATGATGACTGACGACTATGGCAAAGAGCCCTTTATCGGGCCCTTGGACAAAGACAGCATCCGCGTTTCCTCTCTCGCCCACGCGCACTACGAAGACATCAAAGTAGCGCGCCTCCTCAACATCTCGTTGCAAGAGCTGCATGACAGCCGAATGCCACAGAACACCAAAGAACTTGGATTTGTATGACCCCGACCATCACCCTCACAGAGGACCAACAATCAGCACTTGAAGCGTTTCACGCGTTCTTGCTTGACCCCATCGAGCAAGTGTTTGTGCTCAGTGGTTACTCGGGCTGTGGCAAGTCCACGCTTGTGCGCACCATCATCGATGAGATCCCCAAGTTCATCCGAGCCGCCAAGCTAATCGATCCTCAAACCAAGGACTACACGATCGAGCTCACAGCCACCACCAACAAAGCGGCTGAGAACCTGGGCCAGATCACTGGGCAACCTGCCGGCACGATCCATTCGTTCCTGGGACTGCGTGTCAACACTGACTTCAAGACCGGTGTGACCACACTCACCCCACGTCGCGGTGCCACGCAATTGGAGGGCTACTTGCTCTTCATCGATGAGGCGAGCTACGTCGACAAGCAGTTGCTGCAGATGATTTTTCAGCTGACTCGCAACTGCAAGATCGTTTTCATTGGCGACCCTGCGCAGCTGACTCCCGTGAAAGCCACGAGCACCCCCGTGTTCGATGCCAACTTCACTGGGGCCATGCTGAGCACCGTGGTTCGACAAGCTGAAGGCAATCCCATCGTGGACCTCTCAACCAAGTTCCGTCACACGGTTAACACGGGTGAGTTCTTCAGCTTCAAGCCCGATGGCAACGCCATCAAGTACTTGCAGCGCGAAGACTTCAACGCAGCAATCGAAGCGGAATTCACGCGCCCTGACTGGCGATACCAAGACTCCAAGGTCTTGGCATGGACCAACAAGTGCGTGATTGGCTACAACCACTTCGTGCGCAACCACGTCAAAGGCGATCCGCACTTTGCCAAAGGCGACTACGCAGTGGTCAATTCCTTCATCACGATTGGCAACGGCAAGAGCTTCAAGACAGACCAGCTGGTTCAGATCACTGACATCAGCGCAGACGTCATGCAGCACGATGTGCTTGGCAAGTGGTTCACGCTTGACAACGACCTGTCTGCATTCATGCCCAACGTCTTGGCTGACAAGAATGCTCGCATTCGCAAAGCCAAGGCAGACAACATGTACATGCTGATTGCCGAGATTGAAAACCAATGGGTTGACTTGCGCGCAGCGTATGCCTGCACGATCAACAAGGCCCAGGGCTCGACCTTTGACCGCGTGTTCATCGACCTTGATGACATTCGTCGCTGCAACTCTGGCGATCAGATCGCTCGCATGCTTTACGTCGGCGTCAGCCGTGCACGTCACCAAGTTTTCCTCACTGGAGATTTGGTGTAATTCACCAAACCCCTTTTGAGTAAATCATGGAACCACTGCAATACGAGCCGCGCACCAAGCAGCTCATCAAAGAATCGTTGTACGAATTTCTTTATGCGCCGGTGCTCAAAGCTTTCAAGCTTCGGCTCGACACCATCATCATCAGAAACACCATCCTGACGGGAAGCCCTCACCGGTCTTTCCACTACAAAGGTGAGTTCTACACCTGTGACTCGATGCCTGCTCCACGCAAGTGGATCAAGCTCGTGTCATCGCTAAAAGATGAGATGGATGAGTACCTCGCGGACTGTAAGGATCTTAACGAGAAGGAGCTGCCATTTGTCCTCGGGTATATCAACCAGGTACTGAACAGCAGCAACGACTTGAATGATTACCTTCGTCTCCTTCCAGAGTCCGCTCACAGTCCTGTGCAGCAACTCCTTGCAACGTGCCCGTGCCGCGGCAACCAGCTTTCCGAAGCCAAGGTTGCCGAGTTGCGTGCCCGCCACCAGACCACGATCGACATGATGAAGGCTCGGATGGTGACCAACCTGCTTCTTTAGGGGATTTATGGGATACACATCGACCATCGTCATTGCGGTCAAGAAAGAAGTTCTGGCACGGGATCTCATTAAACCTGAGATCCCAGCATGCCTAAAAGAAATAGATCACAAATCCAGTGATCGCTTCAACGCTGTCTACTGGGAGCTCGATAGCTGGAAGTGGTACAGCTCCTACGCAGAGATTCAAGAAATCGAGGCATGGTTTAACGCCATGGACTGGGAAGAGTTCGGCGCTATTCGCTTGGGCGAAGACGACAACGATTCTCAGACTTGGGGCTCGCCTTATGATTTCGACATCTGATTAAACCGCTATCTCAGCTTTCCAGCACAGGAATAAAAATGCGCCACATCATCTTCAAGGAAGCCAACAGCTATGAAATAGCACTGCTCGTCAAGGGCACCGCATTCAACGCTTCAGAGCTTCGCATCAACTACGTCCAGCCGCTCGTCGCGCGCGGCATCACTGAAGACAACGTGATTGCATTCACCGTCAAGTACGACGACAACGGCAAGGCCTCGGCCAAGGTCATCAAAGAGTACCTGGCCAACTTGCTGCCCGCACTCGATGGCTTGGGTGTGAAGCAGCTCCTCGTCACGGACGGCGCCTACTTCAAGACGCTTGCCGGCGTCGGTACCTCAGAGCCTCATCTGGGTTACGTGATGCCGTGCAAGATCAAAGGCTTCGAGCACATGAACGTGGTGCTCAGCCTCAACTACCAACAGCTGATCTACAACCCTGCGTTGCAGACCAAGCTGGATCTGAGCCTGCACACCTTGGCTTCCAGCGTCGCTGGCAACTACCAAGCCATCGGTGCAGACATCATTCACAGCGCGCAGTACCCCAAAACGATCGACGAGATCGCTGCAGCGCTTGAATCGCTCCACCAATACACAAGCCTCAGTTGTGACATCGAGGCCTTCTCGCTGGCATTCAACGAGGCAGGCATCGGCACGATTGCCTTTGCCTGGGACAAGCACAACGGTGTGGCATTCGCCTGTGATTACATCGAGAGAGACAAGCACCCTAACCCATGTGCTGCCATTGATCTCAACGACGGCTTTCATGGCCTGCAATTGATCAATCGCGGTGTGCGCTCATTGCTGCGGCAGTTCTTTGCGACCTACCAAGGCGAGCTCATCTTTCACAAAGCCGACTACGACGTCTGCGTGATCATCTACACGCTCTTCATGCAGGACCTACTGGACACAGCAGGCTTGCTGGATGGCTTGGAGCTGATGACTCGACGCTTCCATGACACCAAGATCATCGCGTACCTGGCCACCAACTCCACGGCCGGCAACGTGCTGGGCTTGAAGTCACTGGCTCACGAGTTCGCAGGCAACTGGGCCAAGGACGACATCAAGGACATCCGACGCATCCCGTTGGATGAGCTCTTGCAGTACAACTTGATTGACGCACTCTCAACCAACTACGTGGCTGAGAAATACTGGCCAATCATGGTCCGCGATCTGCAGCACGATCTCTACCAAGGGCTCATGCTGGGCAGCCTTCGCTTGATCATTCAGATCGAGTTGACAGGCATGCCCATGAGTCGAACCAAGATCCAAGAGGTCAAGGAAAAGCTCTTCGGCATCCAGCTCGACAACCTGTTCAAGATCAACAGCAACAACACCATCAAAGCGCTCAACTTGCTCTTGCAAGAGACGGCGTGGAACAAGGACTATGAATCACGCAAATCCAAAGCCAAGAATCCTGGAAAGATTCTTCCAAAGAACCGTTCTGCGTTCGTGGACATGGAATTCAATCCTAATTCTGGCCCTCAGCTTCAACGGCTCCTTTATGAGCAGATGGGCTTGCCAGTCATTGACCTCACCGACACGAAGCAACCTGCCACGGGCGCAGAGACGATCGAAAAGCTGATCAACCACACCACGGTTCCTGAGTACAAGGAGATCCTAGAAGGATTGATTGGCTACGGCAAGGCCACCAAGGTCTTGTCGACATTCATCCCTGCGTTTGAAGCAGCCATCTCCAAAGACGGTAGCGATATTGTCTGGTTGCATGGCTCCTTCAACCTCGGCGGCACGGTCTCGGGTCGACTGTCATCGTCTGATCCAAACATGCAGAACATTCCTGCTGGCTCGGAGTACGGCAAGCTCATCAAGGAATGCTTTGTCAGTCCGCCTGGTTGGCTCTTTGCAGGTGCAGACTTCAACTCGCTTGAAGACTACATCTCTGCACTGACCACCAAGGATCCGAACAAGCTTGCTGTCTATGAACGTGGCTTCGATGGTCACTGTCTGCGTGCAGCGTATTACTTCCGTGACCAGGTGCCTCACATCGACCTGGATGATCCGAAATCGGTCAACACGATCAAGAAGCAATTTCCTGAACTGCGTCAAGACTCCAAAGCTCCAACCTTTTTGCTCACCTACGGCGGTACCTACCACGGCATGATGAGCAACCTGGGTTGGGAAGAGGAGAAAGCCAAAGCCATCGAGAAGGGGTATCACGATCTCTACCAAGTGAGTGATGCCTACGTTCAGAAGCGCCTGAAACAAGCCGCCCAAGATGGCTACGTGGAAGTGGCCTTCGGTCTACGTGTGCGCACACCGTTGCTCAAGCAAGTGGTGTACGGCACTCGAGGTATGCCCTACGAAGCAGCAGCGGAAGGCCGCACTGCCGGCAACGCGTTGGGCCAGTCCTATGGCTTGCTCAACAACCGCGCTGCAGTGGAGTTCATGAAGAAAGTCTGGGCATCCAAGTACCGCTTGGACATCGTGCCTGTGGCTCTGATTCATGACGCGATCTACATCCTAATCCGCAACGATGTGGAAGTCGTAGAGTTTGCCAACCGTGAGCTCATTGCGTCCATGCGCTGGCAAGAGCTGCCCGAGATTCAACACCCGACTGTGAAGCTCGGTGCTGCGCTCGACATCTTCTACCCGGACTGGGCCCATCCCACGACGTTACCCAACGACGCGGACCAAGCCACGATTCTTCAAACCTGTTCCCCTCAAAAGGAGGCTGCATGAAAACATCCGAACTAACAGGTGTCGCGCTTGATTGGGCGGTGGCTAAGTGTGAGGGTGACATGGGAAAGCTAGCAGCTTGTGCCGTGTGCGAAGGTAAGGGGCAGGTTACATGGTATGGGTACGCCGTTATTGGCGAGCGTACTTGCCGCACGTGCAACGGTTCTGGGGCGGTTAAGTGTGCATCTTTAACCCCAACCCAATATTCAACCGACTGGTCGCAAGGTGGCCCGATCATTGAGCGTGAAGTGATCAGCCTAATTAAGACTTCTAAGTCTGGTTTTTGGTCTGCCTATTTTGTGCGCAACACCACTGTTGACTACGAAAAACGGCAAGCCGATGCAGACACACCACTCGTAGCAGCCATGCGCTGCTACGTTGCATCAAAGCTTGGTGATGAAGTCGAGATCCCCGCTGAACTTCAGGAGACAACATGAGACGTTACCCAGTAGGCAGCGACAACCTAGGCTGGAGCCGCCATTACCAGAAGCTGTACAACCAGACTCTGCGTGAATCGGCGGCACACCTAGCCATCTGGTACCTGTTGCTGCATCACATGCACAACGATTAAACCAAGGCCCTTCGGGGCCTTTTTCTTTATGTCCAACTACCCACACATCGCCAACATCACATTGTTCTATCGCAGTGCTGATGAGAAAACCCGAATGACCACTTACAACAGTCCATATGGCAATGATGAATGGACTGAAGAAGACTGGTTACGCGCTTGTTGCGCAACGCCCTTTGTGCGGTCCACTTGGCTTCGTCTAGAAGTCACTAGAGACAAACCACAAATCCGAAAAGTGTTTACAAGTCCCTTGTATAAAACACTTCAACTCATCAATCCACCAGAAAGAAAATCATGCGATTAACTAACTTCATCCGACAAGCTTTTGTTCGTGCCGTCATGGCCGATGTGCCAAAGACTGATTACCAAGAGCAAGCCCACGCATACGCGCGCAAGATTGTTCAGACTGAGTTTGAAAAAGCTTTCCCTGACATTCCATACGCTGACGTTGCAAAAATTGGATGGTTCGATTCAGGAAGCATCAGCTTGCCTTATGGCATCACCAATATTCACGTCAATGCCATGAAGGGTGGCTACAGCATGCTAGAACACATGCCCAAAGTCTGGGACAAGCTCAAAGAGTTTGTTGTACTTAAAAAAGCCGAAGACGCCCGCATCAACACTTTGCAGACTCGACTTGAAGGCGTTGCAAATTCGTGCAGTACGCGCAAGCAATTAGCTGAAGCGCTGCCTGAGTTTGAAAAATACTTGCCTGCAGAAGAAGGCCCAGCAATGCGCAGCTTGCCGGTTGTAACCAATGTCATCTCTGACTTTGTCAAAGCGGGCTGGCCCAAAGGCAACGCCGGCAAGATTGCCGCAGCGAAAGCAGCGCCATGACCTCGGTAGTCGATCGTGTTGACCACTTGGTCACGCAATACGTGTGGGCACTGGAGAACGACTCTGATGCGCAACCCAGACTCAAAGAAAAAATCCGTCTTGGGCATTTTCGTGACTTTGCGTCTGACGTTCGCACAGTAATTCTTCCCATTCGCAAACTTCTTGGCGACCCCAACAAGCCAGAAGATTTGACTGAATGGGAACTTGCCTACATCTACATGGAAACGTGGTTCCGTCTTGGTGGCTACGGACAAACCCTTGCGACAACGACAGGCACGCTCCTGTGGAACAAATGCGTAGAAGCCATGAAACGAATGGGCTTGCACTGCAGCGATGGAAAGATCCACACCAAGATCGTTCCAACAACAAACCCCTGCGCTGAAATCCTTATCAGCCAACCTCAACCCTGTGTACTGGCCGAGCCAGAGAAAGAAATCCCCGTGTCTAAAAAAATCATCATCGCCAACGTCACTTTTATCAACAACGTGGACGTCACCACGATGAACGATGCGCAACTCATTGATGCCATCCGAACCATCGAGAACGAAATCAACGATCTCAAGGCAATCAAAGCCAAGAGCGTCAAAATTGCAGCAAAGATCTTGGATGCCCAACTGACCTTGAACAAAGTCGTCGAGATCCTTGACGGCCGTTCATAAAAAAAGCCCTCCGTAGAGGGCTTTTTTATTGGTGAGTCAGCTCACCACTTCGACATCTTCATGATGCCATCAGGACTCGGGCCTGTGGTCATCGTGGGGTTGTCCAAGTACTTCAGCTTGTACACCGTGCTGGCACACAGCGCTTGGATCTCGTCATGGATGTTCTCCAACGGCGTTTCGCCTTGGCAGCATTCCTTGCGGTATTCCTTGAGCCAAGTGCGCAAGCCGTCAATCCACTCTGTCGGCTTGCCCGATGGCATGGCCATCTCAGGGTACGGACCAATCAGGCCAAAAATGCCCTGGTAGGTCTCAGCAAAGTCATCAGCTAGGCCAACGATTCCGTCATAGAAGTCGTTGAGCGCCTTGTGCTGGGCATAAGAGGTGGTTTGGAGATGAGCCATGTGAGCCGCTGTGCGGGCATGGAAGAGTTTCGCAATCAGTTCAGCGGCCATAAGGCTTCCTTTCAAAGAATATCCCTATTTTAGGACAAATCATGGACAAATCCCACGTCGGAATGGGCCATTACATCTGCCCCGTCTGTGGTCAAAACCACGGCGAAGAGGTTCTTCTCAACCGCTTCTTGCGGCCAACCTTGACCCAAAACGAATTCCTAGGCTTTGCCATGTGCGAAGAGCATCAGAAGCTTCGCGATGACGGCTACACCGCCATGATCGAAGTCAGCAACAAACCAACCGGTTTAGCTGATGCTATACGCACTGGCCAGATCGCCCACATTCGCAATACCGCATGGCCCAACCTTTTTGATTCGTTGCCGCCTGATGGTGGCATTGCGTTCGCTGAAGTTGGTTTATTTACCAAACTCCAAGAGAAAGTAGCAGCACATGTCTAACCGCCTTTGCTCTGAACAACAGTTCCTCAAAGACATTGCCACCCATCAGATGACCGTCATTGCAGACAGCGGGTTCAGCCGCCATCTGAAATTCCGCCGGCCTGATACCAGTTCCTATTGGTTTGACATCATCACTTGGCCCGGCAAGCTTTGCATCACCGGTGACATGGGCACCTACGTGTTTAGCCGCATCGAAGACATGTTCAACTTCTTTCGCATCGACAAGAACGACTGGAACTTCAACCGAGAAGGTGGCTTGAGCATCAACCCAAGCTACTGGGAAGAAAAGCTTGACGCTATGCCTAAGCGCGGCTGCCGCGAATTTGATGAACAGCGTTTTAACGAAGTCATCAAAGAAGAGTTCGACGCTTGGTGTGCAGACAATCCAACAAAGAAAGAATTCTTTGAAGACCTTTGGGACCAACTTGAACTTGACGTGCTGGGTGCTACTGCAGACGGCCAACACTCAGCAGTGACAGCTGCCATGGAGTTCACGCATGAAGACACAAACTTCCAGTTTGTGGATTTTTGGGAGCACCGTCTCGAGTGCCACACGTTCCACTACATCTGGTGCTGCTACGCAATTGCGTGGGCTGTCAAAACCTACGACGCAGCTTCTGATAAACACATCATGGAGCTCGCAGAGCTAAATGGTCACTGACACCTTCCTCACGGAAGATGAAGTTCGTGCACTCACTGAGCGCAAGGTTCGTCCTGCCCAGTGCCGTGCACTCAAATCCATGGGTATCGAGCACCGTGTGCGCCCTGATGGCTCCATTGCCATTCTCAGGGCCCACATCTTCAAAGTCTTTGACGGTGACTCGAGCACCCGTTCCCAACCCAAAGCTGTTCAACCCAACTGGGATGCAATGTAATGCCGCGTCAACGCAGCAAAGAAAACCGGGGTCTCCCGGCCCGGTGGCGATTCGCCAACAACGCCTACTACTACATGGTCCCCAAGGGGCTAGAACACCTTTGGGATGGGAAGCAATCCTTTCGCCTCAGCGACAAACTGCATGAGGCCTATCAAATCTGGTCTGAGCGCGTGGCCAAGCCCACTGAAGCCAAGACCATTGGTGATCTGCTGGATCGCTACGTGCTTGAGGTGATACCCAAGAAAGCGCCAGCCAGTAAAGCCAGCAACATGAACCAACTGAAGATGCTTAAACGCGTCTTCGGTGCCCACCCACTGATGCCGTTCACTCCACAGCTGGTTTACCAGTACGTGGACAAGCGCAGCGTCAAGAAGGTTGACCCTGAGACAGGGCAAGTCACGGGCGGTGTCATTGCCGCTCACCGTGAGATCGAGCTCCTCAGTCATGCCTACACCAAGGCTGTTCAGTGGGGCTACATCGATCGTCACCCTTTCAAACACGAAGTAAGACTCCAGGGAGAAACTCCCAGGGATCGCTACGTGGAAGATTGGGAGATCGTTGAAGCGCTCTCACTGGACTGCAAGCGCAAGCGTGGCAGCGTCATGATGATCCAAGCGTACCTGCGGCTAAAACTACTCACGGGCATGGCCCAAGGAGATCTGTTGAGGCTGCAGACATCGCATATTCAAGATGACGGTATTCACAACGAGCGGCACAAGACAGCCAAGAAAGTCGGCAAGAAAACAATCTATGCGTGGACCCCCACACTTAGGCTTGCCGTTGATCTAGCACTGGCTTGCCGCTCAAACAAAAACTCCACGTTCCTGTTTTGCAACCGCTATGGTGCAAGCTACGTGAATGAAGTCACCGGCCAGTCTTCTGGCTGGAAATCCATGTGGCAACGCTTCATGGATCGAGTGCTCAAAGAAACCAAGGTCAATGAGCATTTCACCGAGCACGACTTGCGTGCCAAGGTGGGAAGCGATGCTGAATCCCTGGTCCATGCCCAAGCCCTGTTGGCTCACGCTGACAGCCGAACCACAAAACGAATCTACCGACGCAAAGCGGAGGTGGTCAAACCCATGAAATAACTATGACCTCTCGACTCACTCTCGTTCAAGCCGCCGAATCCACGCTTCGTGAACTGATGCTCGTCCTGCCGCTGGCTCAGGCCAACGGTAGGCTCGAGGACTGGGCCAAGCTCTACACCGGGGGCTACATGCTCAAGCTGAGGGCCATGCGATGACCGACTACCAATTGCTTGAAGAGATCACCAACTCAGGTGACTACATCGAAGTCAAGCAGCTTGCTGACGGCACCATCGTGGGCCTTGGCAACTTGCTCTTCACCCGAGCTATCTACGTTGACATGGACCTCTGCGGCTGGGGCAAGCGCTTCTGCTTCGAGGACCGTCAACTGGCCACCGAGCAGTTCCGTCAACTCACCTCTGGTGACAGCGAGCCTGTTGGCTGGGTGGCACGACGATGACGCGCGGCCGCAAACCCCAAACCCGGGTGCCCAAGACCATGACTCACGTCTGCCAGCATCTGCAGCGCGACGGCATCAAGTTCGAAGCCTCGGCAACCCATGACTACATCACCATCCGCACGCACACGGAGACCATCGACTTCTGGCCCATGCGGGGCACCTGGTGGATCCGTGAGCAGCGCCGTGGCATGACCGGGATCGTGCGCCTCATCAAGTACGTGAGGGGCAAGCAAGGGCCTGCAATTCCTGCAATTGCTCGTCCGACCCCCTAATAAAATCAATGACTTAGCGTGGTACCCATATCTCGCCTCTTGCGTGAACTGTGTGTCCCAAGCCATTGATTTTTAACGCTGTCAGGTACGGCAAACGAGCTGTCTACGAACCAAGGGGTCGTGGGTTCGAATCCTGCCGGGCGCGCCAATAAACGTAGCAAAATCAAGGGCTTGGATCTAACGATCCAGGCCCTTTTCCTTTGGGTTCTGCAATTCAAGCGGAATCCTGCAATTGAAAGACCAACATGAAGCCCTTCCAACTCAACCCTTCCCCCGTCATGCGCCCTGGATCCCAAGACGCCTTCACCAAGCCATCCATGGTCAACGGTGTGCCTGTGCCCTACAAGCCGCCATCCAACGGCTGCGTGGGCATCCTGAAGGACCGCACGTCCCACTCTGGCATGTACGAAGCCAACAAGGGTCTGCGATGAGAATCGTCAAAGAGAAAACCAACCGCCAAGGCCAGCAAGAAGTCACCGTGGTGCTCGAGCCCGGTGACAAGCTCATGTGCTTCCGTGACGATCGGTATTTCCGCCTGGGTGGCCAAGTCGAAGACGTCGTGGCTGGCCATGTGATCACCGAGTCCGACCACGTTGTCTGGTGCTCGATTGAGCAGCGGTGGGTGTCATGAAACCGATGACCCTGCGGCTTTTGCCCGTGGGCTTCGACTTCTACCTGCTACGCACCGGCCAGCGATTCAAGCTGATGTCCGTGGGGCCATCCCCCATGGGTGGCTTCAAGTACAACGTGCTGCGTGAAGGCGAAAAGCGAGGCACCACCCTGCATCACTCCTGCCAGATCAAGCCGGTTGTCCGTGCACAGGACCGTGGAGCTCGCGCACAGGCCCTACAGCAGCCCAAAATCGCTAGGCAAGGGCATCGGTACCTCTGGAACCAAGTGCACGTCATAGCGCTTGAAACAGGGGCTCGTGTCAAGGTCTTGGCCTTCACGCCCAGTGAGCCATGGTCCGAGTACACGACCTTCGTGAACGCGGCTGACTTGGTGGCCCTGCCCATGGCCTACTTCGGTGGTCAGACACCCCAATGAAAAAGACCCCCGAAGGGGTCTTCTCAAGCCAGCACGTTCAGTGCTAGTCCAGTGTGGGCCACTCGATCGTCGTAGCCAATCAAGCCACCGTTGATGGCCTTGGTCAAGCCAACCCAGTCAGCCTTCTCGGCCAGCTCGTTGCAGCGGTGAGTCGACCAGAACCAGCCAGCAGTCTTCAGGCCCCACTCAGGTGTGCGGACGAGATCCGGGTTGCGGACAAAGTCCTGGCCCAGGGCCTTGCCGGCATGGAAGAAATTCGCTGCACCGGTCAACTGCATGTTGCCCGATCCACGGTACAGCCAGCCATCGCCTGACTTCTCGTCACGGTTGCCCATGCGGCCGCCGTAGATGCGAGAAGCAATGCGCTCGGGGTGACCTTGGTAGGCCATGGCTTCTTCTACTGATGCAAAACCCCATGCACGCTTAGGCGTCTTGGGGAACATCTTGAAGAGCGTGGCACCCCGGTAGCGCAGATCTTCTTCCAGCTTCGTGAAGTTGCCACTCTCGTGACCGCACTGAGCCAAGAAAGCTGCTTGCTGACGGGCCGTCCGAATGTTGAACATCTCGAACGTCTCATTCAAAGCTGCGCACAACGCAGGGTTGATGTGCAGCCGTTGGAGTTGGGATTCATTGACCATTTACTTGGCTCCTGACTGAGTTGTAGGCGTCGACGCAGGCGTTGAGTTGAACGATGGCTTTGTCTCCGTCGGCTGCGATTTGAGCAATAAGTCGGAGAGTCTCTCGGTCAGATTCG